CTTCTTTTGTCGATTCTTTAGGTGCATGAGCTATATTAACAAATGTATAATGGTTAACTTTGTCGTTTGTCTCAGTTTGACCGCTCGCAAACAATATCCCGTGTTCAAAAGATATAGGAAATTTGCAATGATAGGCCTTTTTACTGGTAGTCAAATCTTCATAGTTTTGGTTTCCATATCCCCATTGGTTAGCATATTCCTACGCATATCCAGCTTATCCCTGTCATATAATCATCTATTTGTACCTTAAATGCTGTTGACGTTTTAGCTATTACAACACACGGATGATCTAATGAATTATTGAAGTTAGTATTGTTAGATTCGCCTACTGGAATGGCTACATATTTACTGTTATATGGAAGTAACAATGAAACTGAAATAATTCTATTAACATCTTTTCCATCTGCTATATGTCCCCATTGGATAGTGAATCCATTGGCGAATTTCACAAACCCATTCTCTTCAAGCCTTTGGGCCACGATGCCGCCCATTCCGAGAAGATTTTTTATATCTTTCAAAGTAGCGGCTGGATTTTCCTGCCAGTTAGTCGCACCAAGGATTTTTGCAATCATTGCAGTAATCGTTGGATGAGATGAAATATCTGTGTTATGAGTTGCTAATTCAGTTTTTACTTTTTGTAAAAGTCCACCATGTGCGTTTGCATCGGTATTATGACGTTCCATTTCGCCAGCCGTGATATATGCCGCATCACTGCGTTGTACTACAACACTTGCTGCATTATCTACTGCAATTGTTATTTCAAACACTTTTGAATTAATCGGCGTGTCTTTCGATGGGATATAATCTACAAAGTTACCGCCATTGGTGTATGCGATCATAACAGCCGTACTATCATCTTCACCATCTAATTTTGCAAATACACCAATTTCACGAGCATAAAAACCATGTTCTAGGTGTTCATTGCTTAATGCAAAATCTAATTGGAATTGTCCTTCCTTAACAAATCGCCCTGGAGATGCAAAAGGCAATTCCAATAATGGATTAATTACGTTTTCCATTATTTCAATATTTTGATTGGTTAGTTGTCCATCGCCAGCTACTACTTTGATAGGTACTAACGCTTTAACAGTCGCATTTGATTTTGCAATCAAGATACGGCCATTTTTAGTTTGAGAAATACTAGGATATTTCGCCATGTTACCCCCTAAATTTTAATGATTTCCTTAACATCAACCACACCACCGATATATGTATTATTTGATGTGCTTAATTCATCAACATTAACTTTTGCATCAATTCTAATGATTTCCTTAACATCAACCACACCGCCAATATATACAGATTGTGATAGTTTAGTTGTACTTTTAAATTTGATAATTAAATTTTTAGGAATGATTGGCTCAATGTATTCCCAAACGTTAAATAATAGGTATTCATTGCCTGGTTTAAAATCTAGCCAATATTCATATGCATTGCCGTTTACACTGTGAGTTACTACACCTTTTCCGTACTTAAAATCAAGCATTTCCTGTACTTTAGGCATAGTAAAAGGACGTTGACCGATTAATACTGATAGTATTTCGTTTCTACGTCCTTGTGTGTCTTTTAAATTAACAGGTGAAATATCAAGTATTTTCTCCCATGCATCTAATCCATAGTCTGATGCGGTATAGATATATTCTTCCTTGAATATTCCGAGCATTAATTCCCATAGTATATTTAATTCTGCATTTTCTACACGATACACTTCTTGTATATCACGAGAATCACGAGTTAATGGAACGGCAAATTGTGATATATCTATATCACGCTTAAATATTCCAAAATCTGTAATCATACAGCCACCAAATTAATCGTACCCATTACAGGGATTTGATTATCCTTTAGTTCTAGCTTTGGTATATTCTGTCCGTTAATTTGAATGTGTCCGACATCTAGCACGTTAGGTAGTTCTACTGTCAATGCAGTTACAATGCTAGAACGGACTGTGATGAATTGCTTTTCATCTTGTTTTGCCCACTCTTTACAACGATTAATTAAGCGTTCTTTGATAGCCGTTTCAATAGCATTCTTGATTTCTGCCACTTGATGGCCTTGTGTCATTGTTACTTCGATTGTGTAATTAATCGGAACAGGTTCAGCTTTAACTACTGTTACAGTATGTCCGATTGGTGCTAGTCCGTAGCCTTTACCTTTAGGCATCGGATCCATAACATTCTCAACCTCTTTTATAAGTTCATCATCTGCTGGGCCGTAATCACTGTTCAACACTACCAATTTAACAGTACCGCCACCATTCCAACATCGGTATACCTTAACACCACCAACGCCAGGAATGGCTAACACCTTTTCTTTATAATCAGCACCATTACCGCCATAGGCTTTAGATTTCAACGCCTCAAAATAGCGTTGACGGAATACTTCTGTTTCTTCCTCATCTTCGCCTGGTGTGATATTTTTCAAGATTTTAGCGGTAGTTAAGCCGTTAATACCTTGAATTGGTGTGATATCACCAGTTACAAAGTTAGGGGAACGTCCAAATTGTTCGCAACGCATTTTATATTTATGCTCATCGACATTCAATACTTCCGTTACGATGAAATTGTATTCATTGTAATTAAACCTAGAACCGATAGGCACGTCCATATTGAATTGTGCCTCAAATTCCCCTTGTGTAGCTGGCTCAGGGTAGATATTAAATTCAGCTGCACGTAGAATTAAGAATTCTCTATCAGCAGTCCTTGCAAACGCTTGTTTCAAGATAACATCGGCTAGAATATAGAGTTCTGCAAATTCAATACTAGCTGGAGCCGTAGCATCATAGATTACACTACCCTCACGGCGGTCGAATTCGTCATTAACCCTATCAAGCATTCGTTTTTTTATCCTGTCAGCTGTCATATGCTCATACAATACCGCTCACCCCTTTCTTAATTCCTTGTAAAGTACCATATATAGTATCAACATCAAATTCAGTCATGACATCACCGCCATTATTACTAAAATCAAAGTTGTATACCTTTGTTATTCTATCGTCATTCATCAAGGCCTCTTCTATACGTCTTTGCAATTCAGCATACACATATGGAATAGGCTGTCCGAATAAGTCTTGTAATTCGATACCATAATTCCAACTGTAAATAATGTATTGATACCGCTCTGTATTGATGATTTTATAAATTGCTTGCTCCATAGCTCGCAACTTATCCGCATAGCCTCTAATTTGGCTATCTGTCCTAAAATCAACATCATATGTATGCGATGGTTCTATATAATTTACAGTATCTGGAATTAGCGTATCGTTAGTTTGTTTTGGTAAAAGTAAATTATCTGCCATTATTTAGTTGTACACCCCCTATTTGGGTTATACCAACGGTCTAACGCTATATAACGTTGTCCGCCAGTTTCCTTTAACATAATGACCTTATCGCCCATAACTAATTGATTATGTACTAGAAATTTCTTTCTCCCTGTGTAATCGTGGTTATGACTAGCGTATTCAGCCAAACCACCGCCACCTGCTCTATTTTCTGTTACATGGTTTACACTCATTTCAACAGTCCATTCACAGGTGTTCTTAGTAAGAATGATATTTTCTTCAGGAATAGTGAGATTAGGGTCTATTTTAATGGCAAGTGGAGATACACTCACCACTTCACCAACGATTACTTCCATAGGTTCGCCATTTTGAATAACTATGCTAGCTATTTCCTTTATGGTATTAACCATTTTCATGTATTCACTATCCATTATGACGCCCCCATTCTAATAATCTTAGTTGGTGCCTCGTCATCGTGCCATGCATAATTTGCGTTGCCGTATTTCATAGCATAGCCACGGCTTGAGGAATTACCAAAGCAACCACCAGCACCATCAGCAATTACAACATGATCATCATCGCCATAAATCAATAAATCACCTTTATTAGCATGGCCGTTAAATTGTTCAGTAACATAACCTTTTGCCTCAAGGTTTTGTCGAAGTGTAGGAACAGATGCAGTACCTTTGTCATATTCTGCTTTTAAATCTGCATTGTACCACGAACCAGTCGCACACACTGTATCAGCACACCCAACACTACCATATTGAGATACACGGCCACTATTAGCGCTAAATGCAGTATCGACTTGTCCAGCAGTACCGCCAGCACCAGTAGTAACGCCGCCACTTGAACGTGTTTTCTTACTAGCCTCTATTTTCTTAACTGCCTCAGCATCTTCATCTTTTGCTACTTCATATGTGGCATCATTTTCAACGTATCGCAAATCTAAATCCATTCCGTGAAACCCTGTTTTAAACGTGTGGGTAACTGATGTTACCATCATGTAATTATTGACAATCATATCGCCAAAATTTCGATTGATATACACCAACGAACCACCACGCACACGCACATCACCAATGACATTTTTTAACTTAATTTCACGGCTCTTTTTGTTTTTATGGGCCATAATTGCCTTGGCTTGTGCTACTGCGTTAATGTCTTTTTCTTTAGGGATAAGTAGATATTGCAATCTACCCCATTTTTCGATGTTTTTATCGTCCTTAGCAATAAATGTATTCTCTAACTTGCTTGATGCACCATTTGGAACAGTACGCACGATTTTTACATAGTTGTATGTATCCTTATCGATGGAAGTGGTATATTGCACATCTTCCATACATTCATCATCGATATATATGTCTGTTTTCATGGTTTCAAACGATGCCAATCGTAATTCACCAGCATCATCATACAAGTGGTAGAATGCATGATTAGGTGTGTATATAGCCGTTTTATCAAGCAATTGACATATCATTTCTTGTAATGACTTATCTTTGAATATTGTTTGAGGTTTTTCAGGCGTTTTCCATACAGTATCATCCATATAACCACATTTCAATCCAAAGTCCTCAGCTACCATTTTGATAAACTCAGTTGCCGTCATTGAACCGATAACATAGCAATCTTTATTTTTTAAGTAACGTAATTGATCATAACAAGTAACCGATATCGAATTCTTGCCATCACGCTGCTTTTCAAATATAAACCCATAGAATACAGCACCACCATTTAAGGTGAATTTAACAGTATCCCCTTCTTCAAAATTGAGATTAGGGTCTTTAGGCACTTTAAATGTCATTTTGCTAGGCACGCAATCAACGGCCCTAGTAATCTGAACATCATCTTGCGGTTCAATAAGCCACAAATCGCCAGTACTTTTATTTCTGATAGTTAATTCATAATGCAATTGTACAGGCATAGGAATAGGAGTGATAACGCCATTTATTTGAGATTTTTCAACAGTTTTTTCTGTTTTCTTTTCTTCTATAGCCATTCGTTATTACCTTCTCGTTTTAGTTGGATAACTTGACCTACACTCAAGATGGCTGGTACGGCTATTTTGTTAAGTGCAGCAATTTGGAATAGGTTATCCGTATTACCTAATTGCTTTTTAACCATTTGTTGCAGTGTTTGACCTCGTGATACCTTAGCAGTAGATGCTACCGCCTTATTATCCGTTGGTCTATCCTGTTTCACGCTACCTTTAGCCGTGCCATCTTTATCTGTTTTTACTTCGATGCGTTTCGCTCCCCAGTCTTTCCATTGTTTCAAGGATATATTGGCGTACGAATCAAAGCCGTTATCCGCATCTTCATCGATACTGTAATTTTCAAGCGTACATTTCATGTTAGTCATTGCTAGCATTTGTCCGCCTGGTTTCATTCTTACTACGATAAATTGAAATCTTGTTTTAGTGGTTTTTAACTTTTCAAGTTCATCAATGTAATATTTAGCCTTCTTAGACTTAAACAACATCGATTCATTGAATGGATAGTCTGAATTAGGTAAAAGAAATTTAAAGGCAATATCAGTAAGTCCAGCTGGCTTGATGATATTTACTTCCCCTTTACCTAATAGATCTATAGTTTCATTCTTACCATTTATAGTAGTGGTTAATTCCTTAGGGGGAATTGGTATTTGCATTGTTCCTAAATAGAAATAGTACATTTATATCCCCTCTCTTTGAATTGTGAACGCATCTTTTAAACCCTTAGCAATTTGGCTTGTAAAACCATCTAAATCAGTACCATTGTTAATTTCCACATCGTTATTCATTTGAATGTGGATAACATTGGCATCTTGCCATTTCTTTAACGATTTATCGATAGCACTTTCACGCAAGGCCTTGATTTCCTCGTTTGTCATGTCAATCGATTTAGCGATTTTGCCTGTATTCTTAGCCGTTTTACCTGTGTTTTTCTTAGTCTTATCCGCTGCATCATGGTCTGAACCTGGCGTAAGTTTACTAGGGTCAAACTCTTTAGGCGTTTGGACACCTTTCATATTAGGCATTAGATTTTCTAGGCTTAAATTAGCACCTACATCGTAGCCGTTCATTGCTGCACCAGTAATGCTAGAATAATCCATTTTGTTCATAACAGTGGTTTCACCGCCTGCCACTTCAAAGCGTTTCAACATACCAGTTGAATCGCCAACTTCTTCAATTTTTACCCCTGGTATTTTATTAATCGCACCGATAATGTCATTAATACGAGCCTTAATAAAACTCCAAATACCATTCCAAATATCTACGAATAAATTGCCAACTGTTGCTAATGGGTCTTTAAATACATTAGCCAAGAAATTAACAAATGCTGCGATGATATTCCAACCAAGAGCGAACACATTATAAATAACTGAGCCGAACGCATAGAATGCACCAACTACAATGCCAAGCACACTGATATTTGTATCACAGAAATAGTTAATAACCTCAACTGCAAGGAAGAATACCGCAATCACCGCTACAATTAAGCCGATTATCCATGTTAAAGGACACGCATATAATGCTGCGTTCAAGCCTTCTTGTGCCACTATCATTGCCAATATAGCTGCGGTTTCAACCCAATCAGCAGCCGCTTTTACAGCCATAGCACCAGCTGCAATTATAGTTCTAACTGCTGCGATTCCAGCTTGAATAGCATAATACGAAAGCACACCACCCAATACAATCATGGCTAAATACATGATAGATGAGTGCTGACGGATAAAGTTAGATAATGTATTAAACGCCCATATAGATGTGTTAATCGTTTCACCAACCACACCTACGAGCCAATAGAATACAGGTGCTACCATTTGAATGGCCCCTGTTACATTGTCTACTAATTCACGTATACCTTCACTATTTGCAAGGTCTGATATTCGTTGAAATACAGGTTCAAACGCTTTAATCGCCTTATTCTTGATTGATTGCATATGATCGCCCCAAGTTTTTGGTAACGATTCAAACTGCTTTTCAATCTCAGGCATATTGTTCATGATTGCATTCTTAATTACATCAGCGGTGATTTTACCCTCTGATGCCAGTTTCTTAAGTTCGCCACGAGATACTCCCATTGATTTAGCAATGATATTTTCAATCATAGGTGCGTTTTCAGCGATAGAGCGGAATTCATCACCTTGTAATTGTCCACTCGCTAAACCTTGCGTTAATTGGAGCATAGCGTTCTTTTGTGCCTCTTTTGATGCACCGCCAATAGCGAATACCTTTTGAATACCTTCCATGAATTCTACGGCTTGCCGAGGGTCAGGGAATGCATCATGTGCCGATTGCGATACCTGAATAACCGCATCAGCCATTTCCATGTATCCACCTCTAGCACGTTGAGCAGATTCAAATATCTGTTTGTTTAGATAAATAGCGTTCTCTTGACTGCCTGCCACTAACTTCAATCTAGCTTGTACACTTGCCCATTCAGTAGCCGTATCAGTAATGGAATTTACTGCACCTTTAATCATTCCTACGCCATTCATGACTGCGTTCGCTAATAAATTACCAGCAAAGCTATTCATAATACCGCCTAGGCTTGCTTTTAGCGTTTCGCTAGCATTAGATACACCATTCATTTTGTTATGTAGCGTACTCATGGATTGATAGGCTTTTGTAGTTGCATTTGCGGCTGCATTCATTGCATTAGGAATATTAGTTGATAGGCTTATATAGTTTGAAAGTGTAGCCATTCATTACCCCCTCTTCGCTTTATCCAACTCAGCTTGTTCATCTTTTGCATGCTGTTGGATAAAAGCAAGTACTACCGCTTTTTCATTTATACTCATTTCCGCAAAAACAGAAGGTCGCATATGGTATTTAACAAATGCCAAATATGCGAATATCGTTTCTGTTTCATTGGAATCTAGGAGTTTTTTACTTCTTTAACCTTATCTTCCATGCCAACGTCAAAGCCCTGTGCCTCAGTTGCAGCAGCTAAAAGGTCAGCATATTCACCAGGTGTAAGCATAACCTTAACTAAATCAACGGGTTCGGTTACACCCCAACTATCTTGCAATTCAGCATCATACAAATTGGGATATGTGATAACTTTAGACAATAATTCTTCGTTGTATGCAGTTGTATCAAAGCGTTCTTCAGATTGACGTGTAATTCTATCTGTAATACGTTTAGTGTATTTCTTACGCATTTTTTCAGTTTCATCAGTAGCTAATGTCTTGATTTTCCATGCAATAGGCTCGCCATTAGCACCTTTAATACGTTTAGATGCCACATATTCCGTTTCATTGACTACTTCAACATTCTGTTTTAAAAATGCACTTAAATTTTCAGCCATTGTAAATTTCTCCTATATAAAAAAGGGAGCAAGCACTAGGCTTGCATCCCATCTAATTCATCAAAATGTTTAGCATATTGAACCTTTTCAAAAGTGAAATTATGTTCTTGTTCAATATACTTACCGTCAGCATCGAATTCTGCTGCCGTTAATTCATCAAGGTTTACGCCTTTAAGAATTACGGAACGTCTACCAGCTTTAGATGTTGGATCATGATTGACTACTTGCATATCAAAATATGTATCAACACCAGTTTTCAAGTATTTTTCAACCATTTTGTCAAACAAAGCTGTATTATGGTAAATTGTCAAGCTACCGCTAAATTCTACGGAAGTGGATTTATTACCAGCACTGATACGGCCTAAAATAGCCACTTTTTCTTTATTTTTTTTTATTTTTGCTGTTAATTTCTTAGCTTGAAACAATAAGTGTCGATTGCCATTTTCAACGATATAGCAAGATGCTAATTTGGAAGAAACTACATCGCCAGCCTCCATTGTTTTCAAAGCATCTAAAATTTCATCTGTCATGTGTTACCTCCTACGCTACTACTACAGTCATATACAATTTTTCCATAGCTACTGTTGGTTGTAATTGTACATTAACCAATACATCTTCTTTGTTATCACCTTGTGTTGGTACTGGAATGTCCTTATCATCAAAGTTTTGAATCGCACGTACCTTTTGATATTGTTCAGCAAGGTATACCAAATCACCCCACAAGGATTCACGGCCAGCTTGGTCGTTAGGGGATTTATCAAGATGTGTTTTATTAAACAATCTAGCACTATCAATCGCCCAATTATCAAGTACACGAATAACTTGATTGAATGAGAAATCTCGGTTTTTAGCTTTGCTAAATTCTGTGAATGTGTTGATATCTTTCAATACACGTACATCACCTTGGATATTGCCACCTACCGCATCAGTTACACTATGGAACATAAACATGCCATCTTTAATTGCTTGTTCAAGTTCATATTGTTTGTATTTCACATTTACAGTGTATTCGCCGTCATAGATCATATTGCCCACTGTTGCGTTGATATTACAAGATGCCTCTTGTCCTAATGTCCAGTAAACCAAGGAACCTTTTTCAGCACCTTCATCGGTTACATCATTAAGGATAGAGATAACACCTTCATAATTCACTTTTTGTTTACCATGAATAACCAATTGGAATTTAGCACCACTTTGTTCACGGCAACGTTTTGTAAATGCAATAAGTAAATTCTTAACAGTATCATCAGCACCAGCATAACCGATTGTATTAAAATAGTAAGGCTCAAGCATATCAAGGCCATCTTGATAGTTTTGAACAGTTACCGCACTGCCATTTGTGCCACCAGTCAATGCAGCATATGCACTAGCAGTCAATGCTCCTGTTTTAGTAAAGATAATGTAATCATTGTCTTTCAATTCAGTTGCATCTTTCAAATTCTTTTGAGTGTCTACTACTTTGCGAACATCACCAGTAGTAAGATATGTATTCACAATGAATTTACCGCTATTATCTGGGTCAGCTTGTACAGATACACCCAAATCATTACCACGGATGCCCTTGTATTTAGCTTTGCCAATAGTACCAGTTGCCTCAGCACCATCAGAATTTAAGCGGTAAAAATAGCCAGTTTTTAAACCACGGAATAAATCACGCAAGCCTTTCATTTTTTCATGGCCGTAATCATAACCAAAGTACTTTTGACATTCTTTTTGGAATGTATCGTTATCTACACGGAACACTTCACCGCTAGGGCCCCAATCAAATGCAAGCATCATAGCACCAAAGCCTCTATCGGATACTTCTGCATATGCTCGGTCTTTAGATACGAAATTAATGTAAGTACCTGGCAATACTTTATTGTGGAATAAGAATGTGCCACCACCTAATGCCATATTTCACTAACCTTTCACAGGCGTTTTTAATGCCTGATTTAAAATCTTATCAATATCACTGTGCGTATACATCACATTTTCATCTAATAGACATGTGAGCAAATCACGATATCGTCTATATTTATCAGATGCAACGATTGTATATGCATCAAATTGTTGTTCAGCCATTACAGGCGTTTCAACTGTTTCAATTTCTGCCATCTTTTACCCTTTCTGTTAATTCCATGTGTTTCATGCGTTCAATTGGCTTAGATACACTTCGTAAAATATTTTCATACGTTACAAAGAAATGTAATACACCATCTGACACCTTATATTTCATACCAGTTCCCATAATCGTACGTTCCCCAACTTGTACAAATTCAAGCAACTGATACAACACACTAGGAATTTCTAATAACTTTCTTGTATCTGTAACCACATCAAGATTATTGGCGTAATACATGATGTCTAAATCCAAAGAGGTGTTATATAGCGTTCCAACATGTCTGCTCATGCTCGGCTCAATAACCTTGATATAAGCACATGGGAATGTCATATTATTTTCTTTAAATTCTAGGTATATAGGCACATTCAAGGCCTTATGTACAGCCTTAGATACGGCCGTTAATATATCAGTATCCACCATGATCTTTAACCCATTTCTTTAATGTAATTTCCATAATACGTTTAGCGTTCTTATTGACTACCTTTTCCGCTTTCTCATGCATATACGCACCATCTACCCAAGGATTTTTTAATCTGCCACCTTGCATGATACCGCCTTTAGATTGACCTATCCAAGGAAGGAACCGCCCAACCTCTTGCCTATGGCCATCATTTAGGAACGATGCATATGATGATGTGTTAAATACCTCAACTTTACCGCTTTGATTATTTAACTGATATTTACCAATACTCCATGATTGGCGTGTATGTTCGCTATCAAAGTATTTGGTCTGTATCTTTCCATGTTGCATGAATTTTACGGACCTTTTACCAACTGGCGTATTTAACTTTGCCTCACGCACATACACACTTGCCATGTTTTCAACCACTTTTTTATTGAACGCTTGAATATTCCCTGATTGACTTAGTTTTATTAAACTATCTTTAAAATCAGTAAAATCTTTTAGGTCGAAATTTACACCCATATCAATGCACCTCTAAATTTTCAAGTTGCACCTCTTGATGGGTATCATATCGTGCAGAAATCGAGGCACTGCGAAAAAATTGTTTCGTATTTCGCCCTGTAACGGCTATTCGTGAGCCTTTTGGTATGATTACACTAGGCGAGCAGAAAAGGCTCGTATACTGCGTAAATTTGGGTATTTCAGCCATATTGGCGATATTCGATGTTTTGTATGACAATCTACAAGGGTAAGGGCCGTCAATTTTGGTTGATTTTGCCATTATCCCTGTTTCTTCGTCCATTTGGTCGATTTCAGTTTCAATCGTACATTCACAATCGTAAAGTTTCTCGATTTGCTTTTTGTACTTCTCTACCATTTCAGCCGTCGGAAGCATGTCAACTCACCCTCTCCATAATTTGCGAATATTTGAGCCATTTCTTTCAATCTATCCTCTGCACTTTTGCTGCTAAAACTCACTTGAGTGTCACCCATTTTAATTTGTGTAGGCACATCGAGATTTTCAGCACCAACCAATGCCACAATATTCGTCTGTAAATACGCTCCAACCACTCGATACACTATTACATGTTCGAGTTCAGTCGGTAGCGTTTCACAGTTGATAATATTGAGTACTCGTTGAGTTTCTGCACTGATTAGGTATTCAAGAATAGGTGTGTCAGTATCAACGCTTTTATTCGTTATCTTCAGAATTAGATTCAGAATTTTTTCCAGCATCCTTCACCAATCCTTTACCCTTCGTATTTTCATCTACGTTAGGATTTTCATTTGTATTCGTGTTTTCATCCGTATTCGTATTTTCATCTACGTTAGGATTAGATACTTTGTGGTATCGTCTTAATAACATTCCCATAATTTCACCTACTATTTTTTAAATGTTGCTTTTACAACTTTGGATTTATTAGTCAATGCAGCAATGTAATGTTCAGTTACTGTAATTACGTTTGTACGTTTCAATACATCACGATCAGTTTCTACTACAGCATCACGTTTCATAAAGATTGTTACTGCTGGAAGTGCTGGAATGCCATCTTCTGCTTCTGGTGAAACTTGAACGATATAGTTGTTGAAGTTACCAGCATCTTCTACAATTTTTCGAGATACAACCACGTTACAACCAGCGATTTTACCAAGTACGCCACTAGCCATTACATCGTTGCCGTATTTGTTTTTGTCGATGAAGTTAGGGTCTTTACGCAAAGTTGCTTCTTGTGCTGGGGAAATAAATAAATATTTCACCACACCTTCTTGTTCTTCATTGAATTTAGCAACCGCATCAACAATGCCATCGTAAGAGATTGCACTTGTAGAAACAGAAGTAAGTGTAGCACCACTCAATGCAGTCAATACATCATTATCAACTTTAGAAGCAATAGACATGGATAATTGTTGTGCAGCCGCACCAACTGGGTCACCCAAACCTGTAAGGATAGCTTTATCAGTCAATTCGACTGCTTTACCAGCCTCTTTGATTTTGTAATCATCAGTGGATGCAGTCATTTGTTCTGTATTCATCGGTGTACCTTCAGTAAGGTCTACTGCATCACCGATATAACCCCATACTGGTACTGTAACACTTTCACCAGGTTGACCTGCCAAAGTGTTATCGAACGTTGCAATTTGTGTAAATTTAATTGCTTTAGGTAAAGCAGCGGACACCATGTCAGCCATAACTTGCGGTTTAATCATATTAGTAGAAGTAGTAGTGCCTGTTGCAAAGTGTTGCAAATCAAATGTGAATTTTTGTTTGCTCATATTTTTATTCTCCTTTTGATAATTGGTTATAAAGTTCTTGGTTTTCGTCATAAAGTTTCGAGCGTTCAGCATAGTTCATCTTGGCAAATTCCTTTGATGTAATCGTATGTGTGCCATGCTTACCGCCCTCATTGCCAGCTGGTGTGCCTGTTGGTTTTGTGTTTTCGCCAAATAAAAAAGGGTTCTCTTTCATGACCGCATCTAATTGGTCTTTGAGCCCCTTAATTTCGCCGTTTTCAATTTTTGCATCAGTTAGATCTAACAAAGCACGCACAGCCTTATTGTTCTTAGATTTGACACCACTCAATGCCGTATTCACGATGTTATCGATTTCCATGCTTTTGATTTTCGCCTCATATTCAGCAGTTCTTTTATCTGAATCGGCTTTCAATGCATCGATTTGTTTCTTTAATTCATCGTTGTTAGCATTAGCCTTTTGAAGGTTATCAATTTCTCCTCGTACCTTTGATAATTCCCCCTCTACCGATTTGAGCTTGTCATTTTTAGCGTTGAATTGGTCTTTGGACACGTAATTCTTGCCATAATCTTCCACCACTTTGTCAGCTACTTCTTCGCTCAAACCTAACTTCATTAATTCGTCTTTAGTCATATTGACCCCCTTAATACAAATACCCATTTCGCTTTATTTTCGTGAGCCACACCTCACAATTACGGTCTTGTTGTTTTACGCCTAACAATACTAAAACGGCAATTAAAAAAGCAGCCGTTAAGCTGCTTAATTAGTTAATATATTGTTTTTCCCATTCTTCATATGTAATAGCACCATCAACATCGATGCTTTTATCATCTTTGTTTCTGCCTGTTCGTGTTTCACCCTCTAACCCCTCTATATATGGGATAGTGGTAGAACGGCAATAGCAATGAAAAGGTGGTACAGTAATGCCAGGTTTAGCATCAACACGCCTTACAATCTTTCTATCCATTCGCCTACAAATTGGCGATGTATGACTGTCTAGCGTTGCCAGTATTTCCAGTTTGTCCACATCGAGTTCTGCCATGCTATCAAGAAATCCCTGTTCATGTACTCGTGCGGTTTCTGTTTCTACTAACCTTTTAGCATTACTATACGATGTTTTCATTCGCTTGCTCAGGTTATCCGCCATAGTGTCAGCACCTTGGCCAATCATCAACGCTTGCGTGAAATCATTCTGCAAATTAGCTACTAACTTGACCTTATCACTCCATATGCGACTGCTGAAATCTTGTCCATCATTTGCCCATTGGCTATTTACAACACTATCCACTCGCTTACTATCAATACTATTAATCATTGAATACGTGCCTCGTTGCGTTTGTGCTGTGTATGCACTTTTATATACTGATGATCTATACACATCATCAAGCATACTTTTAACCGATACGTTTTGACTATGGGCCATGACTTCTATTTCATGCACCATATTGATATATAGCATCTGCTCACGGCTTAACCGCTCACGAATAGATGCATTAGATAGCATTTGTTGGTGTTCCTTAGACATTCCGAATTGTTTCGCCTCTTTTTTAAACTCTTTCAAGTCCATCTTAAAGGCTTTCATTTCGTACTTATCAAGTAGCTTTCGTGCCTCTTGTAATGTAATGCCGTTTTCATTGGCAAACCTACGATACCAATCATTAATAGCCTTCTCCATTCGCCTTAATGCTCGTGCATACTGCTGTTTGATTTCCTCATCTGTTAGCATTGCCTTTTGAAATGATTCGTCTAGGATACGTTCATATCGCTTTTGCCAGTAATCATTCGCCATGTTCCTCACCACCATTAGGGATTACAAAGTCAGGCATTAATTCAGCCTGTTCTTTCTTTAAGCGTTCCAATTCTTCATTAGTATCTAGTGTCCATGGATGATTAGCTACGATGGTTTCATTTGATATGATACCTACACTATTACGGCAATTGTTGATAATTTCGCCCTCATTGACTGGTGTGAGTTTATTAAATATAAATTCCACATCATCAATTGCGTTACTACCTAAGATGTTATAGTACTGTCCGATAAACTCTAGCATCTTTTCGAATGATGCTTGAAATTCTACTTCAAGTTGGTTACTATCCAAATCAATATCAGAGTACATGCTCATGATGTTCATCTGATTAGGATTGTTCGCCATTCTATCATCTTTTGCATCAAATCCACGGCCATTTTCTATAATTGCCGTTTTTAATGCATGGATAATAAATTGATAGTTAGCCGTATTGACTTCAATATGTAAAGCCTCAACACCACCATCACCATTGACTGTGTTAATCTTGACCGCTCCATATTGTGCTAGCTTTTGTCTAAAATCAGCCAAGTCTGTGCCGTCATAGTTCTTAAGCACTAGAATTGTGTTCCGACTATCTTCCATCATGTTATCCGCTAGCATCGAATACATATCATTCAACGCATCTTGTAAGCATTTAACACGATTGATAATAGGCTGTTCTATATGATTGCCCTTGAAACAGATTAAAGGCACTTGCCCCCAATCATAGAACACGTTGCCAGCATTGATATAACGTTGCTCGTCCTTTTCTTGATTGATGTACAAGTTTTGATTTTGGTATGTGTAATACTTTACTTTATATTTTGTGTAAAACTCTACAAAGGTTACTGTTTGATTAGCACCGAGTGGAGTATATACTTCCATGTCGTACAGGTACACAAACGCATCCAACTGTGTATGATCATCATCTCTCCAAAACGGAAGGATATTTTCAGGCTTTAAACGTTTAAAAGCAATATCGCCATTCGCATCGATGTATGGATACAAATACCCTTTGCCAGCTATTTGCGAATCGCTGCACACGTTCAATAATGTACGTTGGAATTTACGATTAAATATATCTGTGATGCGGTCATCTTCCGTCTTGATTTCAAGCGGTTTACCCAACATATAATTGACTTTTTGGTCTACCAAATCATCAACCTTGTTATCAACAATCTTATTATTCGGTAGATTTTCAAGTTCCGTTAACTTGCCATTTTCAATGATGGTAGTCCGCTTTTTATTTAATACGTCATGCTCCCCTTTATAGTATCGTCTACCAGTTAGCATGTCTTTTCGTTCTTTACTGCTTAAAAATTTTCGTATTTCACTTTGCAAGAATTCACGTTCAGAGATGCCACTGTTCCCCTCTATGATTGCTTGCCACATTTCATTAGTTGTTAGCATTGTACCCCCTTACCAGCTAAATCTTGCACCATCCATGATTTCACGTAAGCCATAACGCACCGCATCGATGGTATGGTCATTGTGCTTAGGATAACTAGAAATGAAATTACCATCTTTATCCTGTGCGAATTCGTAAGACATAAACTCACGATATGCATTAGGGCAACGCTTTTTATCGATGTATATCTTCGCCCTATCAGATAGCCACTTAATACTAAAATCACGGCTATCAGGCCCTTTGCGTACTGGATAGGCTCTTATTCCTAATTCTGTAAATTCTGCTATTGATTTAGGTTCAGCACTATCACAATATACAGGCCTATCGCCTACTTTATCCTTGATTAGGCTCACGGCTTTCTTATTTGTTAATTTAGTGCCGTATACTTCATCGTAGATATAAATAGTATCGTGCTTTTCATCGTAGTTCATTTTCATGTATACGAATGGGTCAGTAGCAAAACCAAAGTCAATGCCATGGAATACATTATCAAACGTGTCTATGATTTCATCTGTGATGTCTAATTCTTCAACGTTAGGGAATACATCACCGCCTGTGCCTGTTACTTCGCCCATATATTCATGAGCGTACAGGTCAGGCCGTGCCTCTTTTAACTTTTCGGCTTCATTTACGAATTGTTGCCCTAGCCACTCCACAGGAACCATAGTGTAATCACTTTTGATTACCATTCTATCTGCATCATCTGTTAATTGTTCTACATTCACCCAATTATCACGGCTTTTTGGTGGGTTGAAAGAATAAAAACACCAGCACTTATCACCACCACGTAATAAGGACTGGTTTATATTTCGTATTTCATTCATGCCAGCGAATTGGTCTAATTCTTCGAACCATACTATTCCAACATACCCAAATGGTAATTTAATTGACTTTACCTTTTGCGGATCATCAACACCCAAAAATAATATCCGTTGCCCTGTTGGATTATAAATGATCTCCAGTGGTGATTTCTTAAAAGTAAATTTATCAGATACGCCCAATTTCTCTATACACCATTCTATTTGAGCGTATACGGAGTTTTTAAGTGTCTGTCCGACCTTACGTAAGATAACCGCATGACACTCTTTGTTGCTCATTAATGTATCGACTACTTCAATGCCAACAAATGACGATTTAGTACTACCACGTCCGCCAGTCAACCAGTAATGCGTGTGCCTATGCCGTTTAATATCAGCACTTACCACGTCATAATGCGGAATAATAACATCGGTTAAATCAACACGCTTTGTAGTATCTTCTGTTGTTTGCTCATTCTCTGTGAGCCCGCCCGATACAGTCAATATAAATTCTGCTGCCTTGTTATCTCCATTGATAGCCTTAACTACCTGTTTCAATACAATAGCCGTCTGTGCCGTTACATTTAACCCCTTAGCACTGGCAAGGCTTTGTATCTTCTCATCAACTTGACCATCTTTTAACGGAGTATCTAGCAATGCATTAGTAATTTCTTTCCATGTACGTTTCTCTCGCCGTTTCTTTCCACTAGCAATGCCACCAAGTGAGCCAAGCCTTTTACGTTCCTCTACTGGTAATGTTTTCATATTCTTTAAATATTGTTTGTTATCAGCTACTTGACTCACCACCTTTCACGCTTTACACACGCTTTACAGTTATAACCTACCTGTTTTAATAAAATTAGCCACTCTCGCTTTATGCTCATCAGTTGCTGGGCCATAATAACGTGGACTATGTTTAAAAGTGCCATCAGGTTGCAACTCTAACGCCGTTTTCTTTAAACCATTTATAAAATATGTATTTGGCTTTTTCGCCCATTGTTTAACCTTGCCACTATCAATTAAACTTTGAGCGGATTTAGAGATTTTCACCTTTTTCGCACTCTTCATAGTGCTTTCTAAATTGGCAACTTTATTTTTCCACGATTTAATAGTCGCTTTTGTTCTCCTTATGGTTACTTTGCCACTATCCAAATCCCTCAAGAATGCTTTTACTGATTTAATATTTCGTGTAGTGATATTCAAATTGCCTTTATAGTCAAATAGACTACCTCTAGCATTATCACGTTGTATTTGACGTTCAATCACTTGTTTTTGTTTTTCTATTTTCTCTTGCAAGCTCTTTAATCTAGCGTTTTCTTTATCCGCTCTATTTTTTTCTGCACGGCCTCTAGCTTTTTCAATGTGCCATACTTGGCCTTGTCTTGCTCTCATGTTATTTACATGTTCATTAAACCTAGAATCAAATTCAGCTTGTAATGCCGCAAGTTTTGCCTTGCTTTTCTTTGTGCCTTTGCTTTCTTCTCCGCTACCTGTTAGCGAATATCCAGCACCTCTACCACCCATGTACTCACCCTTTCATTTTATCTGTTACTGAATTGCTGATATATGTTACATCGCAATCAAATGTATACCCAATATCACCGCCATATACGATTACGTTATGCGGTTTAACAACTTTCATGCATTCGTCCATGCCTTGTACCCATATATCAAATGCATCTTTGTTTCTTTTAACGCCTATTGTTGATACTGCTATTGTTCCGCCTGTTGGTAACCCATCAAATGCGAAATCATAGCTATCTGTACCAGCCCATGATACAGTTGGAATAACAGTACACCCATAATCTTGCATCATTTGACCGATTAAGCGACTTCTATATGTATTCCATATCATCATCGCTATCGGCATGTTCATGTATAGGCTAAAATCAGGTGTTAATACACAATCATAATCTGCAAGCATGATGCAGTAATCTTCTGGACTATTCCATACTCTTTCAAATTGATAATCATCAATGAAGAAATGAACCCCTACGCCATCTTGTGGCGGTGTACTTTTACAGTAATTAAACCCCATTAATGACTTTGGCGTATGTATCACCTTGTCTAGTGTAGGTATGTCATATATCCCTGTGCATCTGTTTTCGTCAAAATCATAAAAGTTATATGCATTAGCCGTACGTTCTCGCTCGTTTTCCTTTTGCGGTAGTTCTATTTCAACTGTGTCTACTGGGTCAGCAATTTCAAATCCAAAGTCCGACATATCGAAATCAAATATTTCATTCATCTCTAATGACAAAATACCTTTATCCCATTTCGATATCTCGGATACTTTGTTATCCGCCAGTCTGTACGCTTTTATTTGTTGGTCTGTTAGATCATCAGCCACAATACAAGGCACTTCCTCAATGCCTAATTCATGTGCTGCCTTATATCTAGTATGACCACACACAATTACATTGTTTCTATCAATAATAATTGGTACTTTAAACCCAAACTGTTCAATTGATTTGGCTACTAATGGAACGGCTTTATCATTCTTACGTGCGTTCTTATCATATGGAATTAGTTCATGTATGCTTTTCGTTACGATTTCCATTATTTAAGAACCTCACCGCCTTTCCGTTTTAACTTGCCTTTATCCTTGCGACATATTCCGCAATGTGTTTTACAGGAATGTTTGGCTGTAATATATGTCTGACATAAGCCGTTGTATTCGATTACATTAGCAGTGCATATTCCGTATTTATCATTGTTCAAGCAATTCTTTCTATCGCAATGTACATGTGTCATTTTCGTCCTTTCTGATAAGTTTATACAAAAAATGAGATATATCAGCGTTGATATACCTCATTATGTGATAGTTTTATTCATTTATAGTGTATATTCAAAACCAAAGTTATACAGTTAGATACGTTCTAACACGAGTTAATGAATTGCAATCATGTTATTCACTAGCTATAACACGTTATTCTCGGTTTCTTAGTGGAAACATATATAACTCCAGTTTTCAATATACACTCTCTAAACTGATACTGCTTTATTTTATGAATAATTTGGAGGATTAACTCATGAAATCGTATAGTAGTTTGCATCTTTTGAAAGGAAAGGAGTGCAATATCAGTTTACAAAGTGCAATTGTAGAGGTGCGGTGCAGTTAGAAATAATGTATTTACGCTCTAATGACGATTTTACCGAAGTACAATTTTCAATAAAATAAATATAAGTATTTTCCGCACCTCAATTGCTATTAAGTTTTTTTTGCAACACCTAGTGTTATGAAGGATATAAGATTACTGCCCGTGTTTGTAACCTTACACCTTATATTCTACTATATGTTGACTTGGACTTATACGGACATTTGCGGACATTTGCGGACATTTGCGGACAACTTTTCGCCACATTCAATCAATGCTCTTTGCTTATATCGTTTCGCCTGTTTAGTCGAGTAATTTCCAATCATTTTGTAAGCATCTTCCGTTGTGGTATTCAATATGTACTCATATCTTAGAATGACCGCTCCTAGTTTTTCATCTAGGCTATCAATCAATGTGATCGCATCGCATTTCAATTCCGCTAATCGCTCAATCTCCTTGTTCCGTTGTTCCGTTGTATCAATGAATTTTGCTATACTGCCCTCTAACCCATGTGGAGTGCCACCGCCTGACACTCTATCTTTTGAGTAATCAATAGCACCTATTGAGGTTATATTGCCTCTTAATTGCTCTATTTCTTCTTTGATAGATGCTATTTGCACATCTACTAACTTTACAGGCTGTAAATGTTCAATAGCTAGATTGATTAGTTCCTGTTCACTCAAATATTGCTTCCCCCCCTTGTGTCTTTCACAATACATCTCATAATTAGCTTGTGCCATCTCTTTTAATTGCTTTACATTGCTATCGGTTAAATGTCCGCACATTGGCAAATCATATCTAAACCGCCATTGCTTGTTCCTATACAAAACGATATAACAACTAAATCCATCATATACCTTTGGTTTGCATCTGTTATCTCCACATTTAATTGTTAAACGTTTTTCTTCTTCTGTAAGCCTATCCAAACACCATAACCCAATCATTTACACCTCTGCTATTTTTGCGTAGTTCCAATTTCCAGTCGATAATTCACATCCAGCAGTCCACGATGTTTTCCCATTTAACCAACAATAGATTTTTCCATCTTCGTACCTCGCAAAATATCGTTTAAACCATATTTCTTTATCGTTACTAATCAATACAGGCGTATCAACTGGCACCTTGCTCCAATCAACAACACCTAAATATTCAGCCACATCAATCAACTGGTCTTTTTCTTCAAAGCATGTACATTTCACTTGTACACGTGGTGAAAACGGACATAGATAATCTCTTTCGTTAACAAAGAAAAATAATGTATCATCTTCAATTTCTGCTTTTCTGTACCCCATGTCATACATGCGTTTAAATAATTCATCTGTAAATTGTTTGTCATTCATAATTTAAACCAATCCTTTCCCTTCCTGCTATATTTGTACACTTCTGAATTTGTGAGTACTATATCATTCCCTACCTTCATAGCTTTACCGATTGTAAATATATCATCACCACTTTCATAAGCTAATTGTTTAAGGAATTCCATAGCACTCTTTTTTGTCTTGTGTACATCAATAAAGTAGTCTGAACGGATAGTATATCCGCTATATCATAAATTCTTACTTCCCTGTACTACCGAACCCATTACTACCTCTTTCTGTTTCGTGTAATTTATTTGTTTCTTCTACGTTAGGTAATAATACTGGTACGATTAACAACTGTGCTATACGTTCGCCACGTTTAATCGTGTAATTCTTACATGATACATTGTCATATACTGCACATATCTCCCCTGTATAGTCGCTATCAATCACTCCCATACTATTTGCCATGCGTAGCGGCGTCTTATGCATGCTACTACGAGGAACCAATAAACCAACATGAAAGTCAGGTATTTGTACTGCTATCCCTAGTGGTATTTTTTTCTGTGTATCTGCTGGTATTGTAATGTCGAACGGACAATATAGATCTAAACCAGAACTCCATTTACTACCTCGTGTAGGTAACTCAACATATTCATTTAATCTCTTTACTAACATTTATCCAATCACCCCATATTTTCGCTCTTGTTACTTGATTACTTGTTAAGTTCAATTCTTTCATGATTTGTCTGTTATTAAAACCTTACTTACAAAGTGCAATAACATCATCAATCAATTTGAATTCATCTTGTATAGTTCTCTTCTTATGTAATCCGCAACCTTTACCACCTATAACCTTAATTGCCTCACTTGTATCAAGATTACCCCATACTACTGATGCTAATGCTAACCAGTTTTTGCAGTTGTACGGAATACCATATGTTGATGTATTAACTGCCATTACTCAATCCACTTTCTTTGTACATTTCAAACCAATCATCCGCCCTCATGGTGATTAACCATTTGGCATTATTCTTTCGATGTGCCACAATTGGCATCACGTTCTTATGTTCGCTATCATGAATTGCTTGTGCCATTGCTTTGTCTACGTTTAATGCTTGTACACGCTTGACTTCGATATGAATATTAGGTAGTCCAACACAATCGCTGGCATCACCTGTGTTTCCACAATACTGTTGCGTTCTTCTCACATCAAATCCATGTGCCTTGCATAGATTGGCAAATTCACGTTCGCCATCTGCACCTTTTCGTTTACTATTTACTTTCTTTTTCTTCTTTTCCACTGGCAATATGTATCACCTCTCACTCTGCAAATTCCATCAAATTTGTTTGTACTTTAACATCGCTCAACATTTCATCTTTTGCTTTTGCATACATTTTTCTATCAATTTCAAATCCGTATGCACTCCTTCCGAGTTCCATCGCCGCTCTTAACGTGCTACCGCTACCAGCTACAGGGTCAATGATTACATCGCCCTCGTCTGTGAATATTTCTATCAATCGTTTTAGTACGTTTACAGGCTTTTGCGTTGGGTGGATATTAGGAACGATATTCTTGTTATCACGTTTCCATTCAAAGTGATCAAATATCATTTTTTTGTTGTTATTGAATTTAGGCAACTTTTCACGATACAGAATTAACGCATATTCTGTAGCACCAACAATTCGCATATTTGCTTTTAGCACTTGTGCGGAATAGTTTTTGTTAAACGTGATAGGAATGTAATTCTTGAACCCATGTTTTTGTGCATATTCAATTACCATTGGCATTTGTTGGAACGAACAGAATACAATCATACATGGTGCTTTCCCTCGTTCCTTAGGCTCTTTCTTTAATAACCTATTGCAAAAGTGAAAATATTCTGCAATGTTGAAATTGTAGTCGGAGTTGAAAAAAGCCTTACCAGCTTTTTTGCTTTCTCCGTTCTTATTATCCCCCCCTACGTACCACATAGGATTACTTGCATAAGCATTGTTGCCTAGATTGTATGGTATATCAGCAATTACCAACTGTGCCTTTGGTATTCCGTATCGTTTAAAATTTTGAAAATTGTCATTAAATAACTCTACTTTCATCGTTACCTCTTTTCAAAAGGATTAATGGTTTCACAGATTACAAATTCTCTATTATCATATCCATGTCGTTTTTCCCATTCACGAAATACCTTTGTTAATTCATTTTCCAATTCCTGTATATGTTCTTTCTTTACATCCAACAAATAATCTTCCGAATATTCCGCTATTTCATCGTCAAGATCGCCATATACAATCTCTTCAATAACTCGTTCAGCATTAACAGTAGGAACATAATAATAAGGATTTCCAACTCTAATCATAGGTACTTCTTTGGCTGGATACGTTTTAGCAAAATCATTTACACAATCTTCTATGCTTTTTTCTGGGTACCCTATATGTCCATCGATTACCCAGCACCATTCATTCTCGTTTTTTACTAGCATTTCTATTCCTCTAACTCTTCCACTTCTTCAACTTCTACGTTATCAAACCATTCATTCATATCACGGCCGTCTACATCTTCTGTAAGTGCAATTACATTAGCTTGTTCTTCGGCCTCTTCAAAACTTTCACACTCTATAATTTTTTCAAAACCAATTGTTACATATCCTATAATTTTAAATTTTTTCATCTTTCTCACCTCTTAGAACGGAATATTTTCATTTGGGTTTGTGTTTTCAAAACTATCAAAGTTACTACCACTATCAAATTCACCCTCTAATTTTCGTCCTACGAAATTAGCAACTACCTCGGTTATATACCGCTTTTGGCCGTTGCTATCCTCGTAGGAACGTGTTTGTAATCGCCCCTCTACGAATAGCCGTTCGCCTTTCTTACAAGCACCTACTGCCTCTCCTAGTTTTCCCCATGCTACGCAATTAATGAAAGCGGTTTGTTCTTTTGTTTCGTTGGTTGCTGAGTCAATATATGTATTAGTCGCTGCAACTGTGAAAGTCGCTACGGCTCTACCTGTTTTTGTAAAACGTAATTCAGGATCACGTGCTAAATTCCCTAAAATTTGTACTGTATTCATATCAATTTCCTTTCAATATTAATCTTGCCTTTGTATGTTCTTATCATGTCATGCATACATTCAAATTCTTTTGCGTTCGCTTTCATTAACATTGACATTTGCTCTGTTGCCTCCTGCTCAGTTTCCACATTGAGTGGTATTTCGATTAGGATTGCCATTTTGTGTTTTTTCTTCATTACTAGTACTCACTTATATAATTTGGTTCTACGTTGCACTCATCAACGCTTACATCGTATTCACTACCTAACTTGCAATCGATTGTTACATTATCTTTCAAATAATCGATGATTTGATGCAGTTTGTGCCACGCTTGCCCCTCTGTTTCTGCATTGATATTGGTGCTAATACTAAATTCCACTTTTATACTTCCCATGTATTCCATGTACTATCTCCCTATTGCTTGCCGTAATAATGCTTTTCCACTTTCAGAAATATCAGCATTGTCTAATATTTCATTTAAGTTAACAGGCTTTGTTTCTTTGGCTATTTCTACCAAGTTTCCTGCACGTGTCATTTCTATTTGCTTTTGACCGCTCATGATCATTGCTTGCTCTTTTTCTGCTTTTTCCCTAGCCTTGAGCAATATGTGATTATCCTTGATTGAGTTTGCCATGCGTTGGCGGTGCATTTCCCTCTTTTCCTCTTGCTCGTACTGTTTGATAAATTGAGCCCTACAACTAGCCTCGTTATATTCATCACCCATTAGAGGGTTAAACGATGACCATATGGATTTAGCACATTTCAATGTCAATCCCTCTAAATGTTCTAATCCATGTTCATATCCGTATGTGCCTGCGCACTTAATCACTCGTTCCCATGCACTTTGAGGTGTCGGAAGTTCCTCATGTGCATTCACATATGCACTTAATGCGGAACATTCCTCTCTCAACTCAGCTATTGTAGGCAAGAATTTACATCGATTAATCATATTGGCTACTGCCTGTTCCAACGTAACAGGATTAACATTACCTAGCATTCTTACATACAACAGCATACGTTCTTCTGACATGTCAGTAGTGTACGCTAGCTGTAACATCGATAGTGCTTTCAGTGTCTGTTGCTGATTGTTCATTACCATAACCCCCTAATTTATCCATCAAGTTATTAACAACGTTGATTGCATTATCTTTACTACTTTTCTTTTTGCCATAATTATTGCTAGCCCATCGTCTAACAGTTGCTTGCCAATCTTTCATTGAATTTCTACCTACTTTCCAGCCGTTGCTTTCATAGTAGTCAATGAATTGTTGTGCATTGATAGAGATATTTTTTTCAGAACAGTATTGTTCGATATCCGAGATAGTAGGTTTAACAAAACGCTTGCGTTTTTGTTTTGTGCTTGCACATTTATTATCTATCTCTTTATCTAACTCTTTCTCTTTATCTAACTCTTTCTCTATCTCTCCGTAACCACTTTGTAACATTGGTGTAACATTGTTACGTTCTAACTTATCTTTTTTAGCTCTACACCTACGCATTCTGCTAGCTGCAGCTGTTTCACACCCTGTACTATCTTTTGTATCTGGCAAATAATATTCTTCATCAGAACACATTTCAAGCAATCCGCTTTTGAGTAGGTATTGTATCGTGATTTGCACATTTTCCTCTTTTTCATCAAGGTCTAATGCAAGTTCTGATGCAAAATCATCTTCCAGTCCATCAAAGTAAAGTTTTCCATCGCTCATAATTGAACGTAGTAACATTTTGAGATAGATAATTGTATAGGTATCACCGCCTGCAATCTTTCTTAATCTTTTGATTTCTTTACGTTGGAAAAAGTCCTTGTGTAACTTTAACCAAAAATATCGTTTCGGTTCACTCATAGGCTAGTCCTTGTTTAGTTTTTCGATAAACTCATCTGCACTTAACGGCTTGCCTGGTAATACAATTCGTGCTAACACACTAGCAATTTCATCGGCTTCATTTTCTTCTGCATCTAATACGCTATCAACCATTGCATAAATTGCGTTTAGTTCTGAGATTATCCGATCATTAAACGTATTACTGTTTTGGTCTTTTTTGTAATATTCAATGCGATTTCCTACGTATGCTCTAATCATTATTAACTCGTTCATATTTATCTGTCCTTTCTTCGACTTCTTTTAATAGGTTTCGTCTAATCTCTTTTGCGAACACTCCATGTGCTTGATTGTGGCATTGGATACATAAGCAAGCTAAATTTCTCAATTCACTTAAACCGCCTTGTGAACGAAACACTATGTGGTGGCATTGTTCAGCCCTGTAGCCACATATAACGCATTGTCCATTATCACGTTCATAGGCTTGTTTTCGTGTTATGGAATATAATTTATTGTCCCTTTTCTTTCTATTGTTCACTATCCCACCCCTCTATGAGTGATTGAATGTATTCACTAGGTTCCAATTGAATACCTAGCTGGTTACATTCATCTGTTAAACAATCAATCAGCCTTGCCATTTCTTGTTGGTTATATACTGATGATCCGTGATAGCACATTACATTGTGATAACCTTTTAGGCTTTTACATTCACCTGCATCTTCGGCTATCCACCCTATTCCGTGTGCTTGCCATATTTGGATGTACCTCTCTATGGCATCCTCACGTACTGGTACATAACTAAAATGGCTACAATCTTTTATTGCTTTTCGGTACACATCCTCTTTAGATGTGTACGAATGACAGCTCATGACTTCCGCTATCTTTTGACATAGAACCCAGCAATAAGCATTAGCGTTCATACTACGTGATTTTGACTTCTTTTTAATCTCTATCACGTATTCCTTTTCTTTATCTAGTTTTGCTAGGTCATTATCATGTGGTGCTGGTATTACTACCATTACACCTAATGGACTTCTTAATAGTTCGATGTTATTTGTTGTCCACTTCATAACCTTTTACCCAGTCATAAAGCATAGACATTTGGTCTCTCGTAATGTTATCGATAACACACATTCCAAACATTTTAGTTGCTTGTTGTGCCACTTGTTCTGCACTCACCCCATGTTCACTTGCCATCTTCAAAACAATTCCATATGCATTGTGTGGATCAAATTCTTTTTCTTTCCGTTCTTTTTCTGCTGCTGCATTTATTTTTGTATCTTGCAATCCTCTATATACATCAGCACCTACACCAATCATTTTTGCTGCAGTACCTAGTGCATCAGTAACGGCCATCTTAAAGGCTTCATCGTTGCCGTGAAAACCATTTTTATCTTTGTAGATTAGGAAATCTCCACCATATCCAGGAATTGGTTCACTCCATTCATCACCATCTTTGATGTATAGATTTACCAACACATACAACATAGTTTCTTTGGTTTCTTCGACTGGTACTTGTTGAGTACTAACAACTTCAAACTTCCAACCAATCCCACACATACCATATGTTTCGGTTAATACTTCCCATCGCCATTGAGGGGAAATGTCATATTTTCCTTTAAGTTTCCCAAAGTCAATTACTTTCAACGCTGATTGCGGTACAGTTTTTACCGCATTATATCTACTATCCATCTATACCTCTTTGTACTTGTAACCACGCATTTCTAAGAAATCAGTTAAATCTTTTACATCATCTTCCGTTAAGTCATAAACAGTTACTGTAAAACCAGTTTTAGTTTCTACAACTTCGATTGTTTCAACTGTTTCATTTGTGATACTTGCTCGTGCAGCCTCTTCCATTTCATTGCGTTCAGCAAATTTTGCATTGATAAATTCTCTAGCTTGATCTAGTGGCATATCTTTTACTGCATCCCAACATTCATTAAATGTGATTGGTGTTGCTAGTTCGTATTGTTGATTGCAAGTATCAACAACAAATTCAATCATTCCTTTTTTCTCTGCTAAGATTTGTTTATAATCATCATCTGATTGTTGTCTTTTTGAAATCTCAATCATCATTCCCTCAATAGAGATTTCAATATCTTTCATCTTTGCAGTTTTATTTAACCAGCGTTTATCACGTTGTAGTTGTTCTGCATATTCTGCACGAACGTTATACTTTTCAACCATCTTTTCAATAAACTTGTTGATGGTTTCTGTTTTTGCTTGTACTTCTTTTTCGTCAAAGTATTTAATTTGTTCTGCAAGTGGCTTTTCTGCATCGTAAACAACTTTCAATACTTCATTTACTTCTTCCTCAAACAGTTCAATAGGTCTTTTGAGTTCTCGTTTTTTCTCTTTACAGAATTTATCAAGCGTTGTTCTATACTTAACGATTTCATTTTTAGCACTTACCATGTCTTTATAGTTATCTTCCGTAACTACAAGGCCTTTGTATTTTTCTAATTGTGTTTCAAAGTAAGATTTGATTTCATCTTTATTCCATTTGAATACTTGTTCGTTTTGACTAACAACTGGTGTTAAATTAATTTCCATTTATTTCTCCTTGTGTTAAAATACAAGTAGAGATATAAGACATACTCTCTACTAGCACGCTTGCTTTCCTACGGCCTAGCGTGCTTTTTTTATTTCTCTCACCCAGAAATTTGAAAGGATGAGTAGGGTCAACCCCAATGATATTTGTAAAAATGCTGTGTAAAAATCAATTCTATCGATTTCTACAGAACCTACTGTTCCTATTATCATTAGGAACGCTATTGTTCTTACCATCCAAATCAATTTCATAATTCATTACCTACAATCACTAGCATTTGGCTGGTGATTTTTTTAATTTCACTTTTCAAACGATTGTTTTCTTTTTCCAATCGTTCTACTTCGTTTTTTAATTTTCTGTAACCAATAGCCGAGTATTCACTTTCAACTCCTGCTAGTGCTTCAACCTCTTTTTTACTAAATCTCACACCGCTTACATTCGGTAGTTGTTTTAGCTTGCCTTTATTTCTTAGGTCATATACTGCAGTTAGTGAAATTTGAAATAGTTCCGCTACTTGGTTAGCCGTGTATACTAGGCTTTCCATCGCTTTTCATTCCTTGCGTGTAAATCAGCAGTTCTAGCTAACTTTACCCAAGATAGAATGACTTTCTTATTCCATCTTGATTGATTACGTTTAGGCCATTTTGATTTGATGAGTTTTCGCCAGTATTGGCCGTATTCATCATTTCGACCAGCCCATCCAAATCTTGTGGATGTTTGTCCGTATCGTTTGTTGGCTAGTTTTAGATCCGTTTGATTTTGTACTAGCATCTAATCACCTCTATATGTGAATTTAATTCACTATATTATTTAAAAAAAATATTCTTTGTTTCTTTACTTGTGAGCTTTAACAGTTCAACCAATTTTGCAATTTCTGAAGCTTTAAACTCTGTATCACCTCTCAACTTCTTGTATAGCGCTTCTCTAGTAAGACTTAGTTCACTTGCCACATAGGATAACTTATACCCTTTGTCATCAATGATTTGTTTTAATGTGTTCATTCTACACCCCCTTTGCTTTTGTTTTGTGTGAATTTAATTCACACTCATAATATAACATCGGTGTGAATATGTGTCAACACTTTCTTACAAAAAAGTTGATTTTTTTTCACACTCATATTATATTAAAGGTAGATAGTAGTATATATAATGAGGTGATAACATGACACTTTACGAAAACATAAAAGCGTTAAGAGAGTCTTTGAAAATGTCTCAAGATGAATTAGCAACTAAAGTTGGTTATAAAGATAGAACCAGTATCGCAAAAATAGAGAGTGGAAAAGTTGATTTATCACAATCAAAAATATTTGCATTTGCCAAGGCTTTAAATGTATCACCAGAAGAATTAATGGGTTTGAAGTATTATGATGATCCTTATGTTTCAGAATACGCTGAAATGGTTAGACAAAATCCTGATTTACGTCTATTATTCGATGCAAGCAAAGATATGTCGAAAGATGATATTGATTTTGTTATTCACGCAATCAACATATTAAAAAAGAAAGGATAATAAAAATGTTTTCGTTTATTATCGTAGCATTGATAATTCTAGTTATTGTGTATATATTCTATCGTGAATACATTAACAAAAAAGACAAATCCAAACCAACAAAATTAGAGATTCTACAAACAAGTAACATTTTATCCGATCTAGTTTTCATAAAAGATTTAATCATTAAAAACCTTTACGATGCAGGCACTTTAGACTATATAAACGATAAGCACGAATTAACTAGAAAAGATTTTTATCATTTTTACATGCTTGATTTATGTGGTAGAGATCATAACAAATTTAATAAGTTACATAGCCATGTAACAAATATAAGTGAAGATTTTTATGCAACCTTAGTGGAAAAATCAACATTGTTAACAAATGAAGAAAAAGATTTGGTATCAAAAAAAATTATTGCAAACAACATAAATACAGATTTAATATTCGTAGTATATTTAGAATTATTTCACGATAAAGATTTAGCTGTAAAATATTTTTACATAAATATTCTAGACAACTACAAACAATTTAGTGATGTGTAAAAAATTCCATGTTGAATAATATACAATAACCCTACAAAGGGGATGATAGTATGAACATCAATTTGATATATATAAAGCTACGGAAAACACAAACTGCGGTATTAAAGTTAAATGATGACGGAACATATACAATCCTAGTTAATAGCAATAAGCCACAAGATGTACAAAGACAAGGAATACTACACGAATTAGGTCATATCATGCATGACGATATGTACAGCACCGCTAATGTTGATTTAATTGAGCGTATGGCTCACGCAAGGCAATTTGACGATGTAGAGGGTATAAACTTTTACACTCACATCATATGAGGTGAATTATGCAATACAATTTCACTATCAGAAAAAAGGATAAAGGCTATCAAATTATAGTTAGCTATAAGGACGGATATAAGTGGAAACAAAAATCCAAACAGGGGTTTGCCACACAAAGAGATGCTAAACTTTACGGCCAACAAATAGTCGATAACCTAAAAAAGACTATCACCAATCCACTTGATGATAGTCTAAAAGATATAACTCTTATTGAGTTTTTTAATATATTTATCAGCGAACATATCAATGCTACAAAGAATACATTGATCACTTACAAGAACGCACTCAATGTAGTTGATGCATTAAAGGATAGAAAACTATCCACGATTACAACGCAAGATATATTGCATCAATTCAATCATTCCGTATATGCAGTTGCTACAATAAACCTAGCATATAGAGTACTAAACATGTTATTTAACTATGCTATCTCTCCATATAAAGTAGTTCGTGAAAACCCTTGTAAACCTATCAAACCATTGAAACAACGTGATGTAAAAAAGGTTTCTGTTATTACCTCTGATGAGTTACAACGATTAAACGAATTAGAGGATAGCAACTATTTATACTATGTACTGTTTATGGTGGCAAGATATACAGGCGCTAGGTATGGTGAAATAATAGCCATAACATGGAACGATATAGACTTTACGAATAAAACGATAGCTATAAACAAACAATGGGTAGCACTAGGGAACAATCAATTCGACTATTCATATACTAAATCTACTAACGGAATAAGGACTATACCAATACCACCTACATTACTTGAGATACTGACAAAGTATAAAGATGTATGTACAACAGATAGGTTGTTTAACTTTAGACGGAGTAATACCACCACACCTAACAGGATATTACAAAAATATATACCAGAAAAATCGATGCATGCATTCCGTCATACATACGCTACTACTTTATTAGCAAATAATGTAGATGTCAAAACAGTAGCAAGTCTACTTGGTGATACAGTAGATACAGTCATTCACAATTACATACACTACACGGATGAGATGAGATTAAAGGCTGCGGAAAGCGTGGCTAATATTTTTGGCTAATAATTTTTGACGATTTTTTGATAAATAAAATAAAACCCTAGCAATATCAATGGTTGTTATGGTTTTTGTTAATATCTTTAATTATAAGCTATAAGCATGCGAAATTCAAAATAATTACAAATACACGTAACATATACACTTATCCAAATACCATAAGTGTATATTTACAATAAAATACAATATTTCAAATTCAATATTTGACGATTATTTGACGAAATAAAAAAAGAGGGTAGCAATTACGCTACCCTCTAATACGTTTAGTCTAATTCAATCAATCGGTGTAGTTCGCCATTCACGAACCACATTTCACACGTTACGTTATCACCATCTTTAAGAGTTGCCATATATAACCCCTCTTTGTTTGGTTGAATATCTTCTGCGAATTTATGTGTTTTTCCATTAAATGTAAATACTTGTGCCATTGTGTTATTCCTTTCAGTTATAAAATAATACTTTCCAACTGTCAACTAACAGTTGATTGTTGCAATCCGTGCAACTCGGAGATAGTTTAGATCACCATTCCTTTACTGTGTAAAGTGCGCTAGCGCCCTCTAAATGTTGTCCATTGAAATGTGTTAACACTTCAAATTTACCTGCTTGATAACCTATAGTTTCATAGGCTTTATTATCTATCAAAGTAACACCAGCTTTTATCTTGTGTCCTTTGTTTAGATTGATTTTATACACATCGACTTTTTGTTCATCTGTGTTAGCGACTACTGCGGTTCTATCAGATTTTTCAGTAACAGCTTTAGGTACATTAGGGTTGCTATGTGCAATATCCTTTTTCACCTGTTCTGCTGCAACTTCAACTGTTGGTGCTTGCGTGTAATATGTCGCTATCGGCTGAGTTCTTTCCTTTTTAGAAATCACTTCCTGTGCTTCCTGTTCGGTAACATGAATTACTTTTGACAATTCTATAGGTGATTTAGCCTGCTCTTGTGTAACAATAACAGGCTTTTTTAATTCTTTTTGTTTGTAATGATATATCAGCACACCTACAATAGCGATAAAAACGCATAGGGCAATCGCTACGGCTATTTTGTAGTGTTCCTTGATAGTTTGTACCAACTTACTAATTAACATGGCTTACACCTCATTTAATTCATTTTGTAGCATTTCCAATGCTCTAAATTTTTCATCGGCGAAACGTTCATTCAAGTTATCACGTAACACACTATTATTCCATGCAGTAGTCATACATACATCATAGATACAAGCGATGATGTCATAGTCAAAGCGTTTATCATCAACGTAGGATAGATTAGGAAACTCTAAATTCAAAGCCTTTTCCATTAACTTCAATGCATCGTGGAACATATCAACGATATTGCCTACACCATATTGTACTGTTCTACTCCATATCACATCTTTCAATGTGTCGGAGTGTTTATCTACGTGGAACATATTGTCTTGTAATAACTTACACGCTACATCGTAGTATTTAGCCTTGATGTAATCGTGTTGCATCTGTGCAAATCCTTGTCTATCAATAGTCCCCAGTTCTTTCCATTGGTCGATAAACTCATCACTATTGATTTCGCCACTATCTACCAATGCTCTTGCGTAGTCGGTGTAGTACCCACCTTGCCGTAATCCCCAACCTAGAAATTCATCAACGCTACCACAATTACTAGCCAATTGATATATGCCGTATGATATACCACCAGCATCGTTGTAGCCACTAGATACGCAAGCAGGGTTTCCATTGCTTTCATATACCGCACTTAATCCGCCTAATTCCATTTTTGCTGCTCCTTTCTATTACTTTCACGTCCGCCCAAGTATCCGACTAACCCTGACGATATACTCATCGCCAATTCGTTATAACCATATAGGATAGCCATTATATTTACAGTTCCTAATATGATGATTGTCAGTACTTCTCGTATACTTATTTTTTCAATCATTTAATCGCTTCCTTTACGGATTTAACAAATTCAATTACCTGTTTAAATAACCCTATCGCACGTTTAAACCACCTCGTTTCTACTAATTCGAGTTCTATCATGTTCTCTACGCACGATGCCAATTCGATAAATATAGGTATCAAATACAACAATGTGCATAGGAATACATCAACACGGCCCAATACAGGTACTTCTACATCAGGCAATGTTAATAGAATAAACGCTAACAAAAAAAGCCACGGATAGGATTTGACTAATTTCTTAGTCATATCCGCTCGTAGCTTGCCACTTACTAAAAATCGTTTAGGTTTTCCGTTAATTTCTACAACCGCCCAACCTCTCCATAGGATAGCTAATATAGTATTTTTGATTGTAACTTCTCTCTTTGTTGCTAGATTGTAATTCCTTGCTTCAACTAGCACTCGTAAAATTGTGTCTATAAACACAAGAATAACTGTTGTGAATATAGCCAATGATATGCGTACCGCTTCACTCACATTGAACACCTCGTTAAATATCGGAATAAAGATTTCTACCACTATTCGTCTCCCTCGTCTCTTTCTGATAACACAAAACTTACGGAAATATATGGTGTTGCTCCGTCAAAACTTTTATCTCGTGTTATCCGTGAATTATTCCCTATTACAGTAAACGTTGCTTTTACATTGCGTTCTAAATCTACGATTACAGTTACAAACTCCCCTTGATTGTCTGATACATTAAATGTTGCTCTATCACTACCACCACGACCAACATAAGTGCCAAGAAACAGATCGTAACTCCCTTTTGGCAAAAATAATGTTTTACGTTCTTGCGTTGTGCCACCAGTAAAACTAGGAAAAAACTCATGCAATTCTTGTCTCCCTCTAACTGGCGATGTTAATATTCCGTATTTGTTAGTGCCTATTTTTACCAACCCAATACTAATAGCATTAAAAACACTTTTGCCTTTCTCCCATAGCGTAGCATAATATTTTTTGCCATCAGCTTTGATTTCTATATTTTTATCACCTGCTACATTAAGGCTTTCTGTTAATTGAATAACATCAGTTCCCAATATTAATTGTTTAGCCATTGACCCCTACCTCTACTGTTCCGTTCGCACTCCACAATTGCAACTTACTATTCAACGATGTTTGTACTCTCCCCCAAGAACCCCATTTATTAGCCATGAAAGTACGATGATAGGTTTCACCATTTAATGTGTGCAATGTGTGGTCGATTAATTTACCATTGCCAAAGTTAAACACAATCAACATACCTTGCTTATGACTTCGTGGCGGATTGTTAGCACCACCATCGAAATTAATTTCGTAGCACCCTTGCGTTGTGAGTGTATTCCAATCTGTTGCGGTATCTAATTTAGAATAAGGAAAACCAAATGAACCTGCATCATCTTTTTTAACAAATACTTCATCTGCTTTAGTCTTGCTATAAATAGCCTTGTCATAATGTTTTGTAGTTAATACTGTACTACTATCCGTGCCGTCATAGTGTTTCAAGGTAGTACCAGTTAAGTATACAGGTACGCTAGGGTCTCCCAATTCCACCGCATCAGATGTAGATACTTTGCCGATACGCACACCATGTCCATCGGTTTTCTTGCCCTCTAACAATGTATTGTTACTGAGTACGATTGAACCTGTTACATTACCGCCTGTGAGTTTTAAGTAGTCTAGGCTTGCCAATCGAGCCGTATTGATTGAGTTTTGATAATCTCGGTTTGGATTGCCTACATAAATATCGACTTGATGCCGTTTACTAGGCTTTTCTGTTAATACCGCAAAATAGAATTTGCCATTACAGTATGCTATATCTTCAATTTCAGTAGTTCTATTGATTTCGATTATTTGTTTAACTGTTCCAAATGGTGTACATTCTACCAAACTACCGAGCGTTGCACTCATGATGCATCCGTTAAGCATTAATGCACCATTGTTATTGAAATCATCATATTGGTAGTCGATTTGATATGTTTTCATTTTCTTGAAATCATCATTGTACAAGTTGACTTCACGTAAGCGTTGTTGACCGCTAATTGGTACGATACTCACATAAGTTCGTGTGATAGGATCATATCCGATATTAAATACACGCTCGTTCAATGTGATGGTCTTTTCAAATGTCATTGTATCCGCATTAAATACAGATAAGTTATTACCATTCTTTAAGCCGTTGGCAAGGTAAATCTTATTAGTATATTTGTTGTAGCACATAGTGTTACAATGGCCCATTTTATCAGGGTCGCTAAACTTATATGTACCTACTATTTCAAATGTATCTGGATTGAGTTCATATAAGTTTTGTTTTGTACCATCACCATTGATACATGCTAGTACAAACACATTCTTTTTCTCGTTATATGTAAAGCCTTGACATTGGTTGACCTCATCGCCGTATTGGATGTTTTTAACAAATGCGATGTTGGATGCACCTTTTAACATTGGTGTTTCGGTAGGATAGAATGGCTTGATGTTGTTGTATGTCCCCATGTCCATAACACTATCAACAGTATCAAACGAAACATGTTCATTTACTTTATAGATGCCATTAGGGATTAACAATATTTTATTTTTCAAATTATCATTAGCACGTTTGAATGCTGCGGTATCATCTGCCACACCATCACCGACCGCTCCAAAGTCTTTAACGGATACGATGCCGTACAAGCTATCTTTAGGAATAAACTTTGTATCGGCTTCGGTTTTTGTAATCAAACCACCACCATTAGGCAAGGCGATTTGTTCCGCTTTACTAGCTGCGACTTCTGCACGTTTTGCCGCATCAGTTGCCTTGATAGCGTTACTTGCGATTGATGTTTGTTTATTATCAATGTCAGTTTTTAACGTGCGTGCTTGGCTCACCAACTCATTAATATCACGCTTATCAACAGTTGTTTGTCCTGCATATGCTTTTGCATCTGCTACTAGCTTTTCTGCTTTCGTTACATTAGCACTAGAAGTATTAAGCGCCGTATTGCTAGTCGCTAGCTTATCATCGACTGTACGGCTTAATTCTGTAATTTCACCGCCTAGCGTTTTTATAGTTTCTGCATTAGCGTTGATAGCATCGCTTTCCGCTTTGATTTTTTCGTATGCATCAATAGCATCATTTGCTGCCTTTGTCGATGTATCTACAATCTTACGAGCAACTGTTGTTGCATCCTCATCGCTACCTACACGGATTAATAAGGCTCGGTTCATCTTCTCTTGCATTTCTTGCAATATCAATGTTACCTTATCTGTCATGTGTTCGATATTTTGGAAAGGATACTCATCAGGTAAATCTGTATCTTGTTTAATTGGTGTTCTACGTTCAAGAATAATCTTGTGCGTATTGTCTAATGGATCACCATCAGCAGGATATGTTAAAGTTTTGTTTTCTTTATCATAATCGATATTGCCTGTTTGTACGCTTTCTGTGCCGTCTGCATCCACCATGATTAAGGCTATATCTTCAATCATGTAAAAGTCATACGGCCATATCCATTTCTTGTTCGCTCCATCACATTGATAAACTACACTAGGTTTATTGACCTCTGGTATCATATTTGTTCCCCTTTCTAATTAAACAGGACTACCCATAATTGAGTAGTCCTTATTTATTAATGTTTATCTTTCTTCTTAGATTTTTTATCTTTCAATCGTCTATCAAACATGATAGCCATAATGACATCTTCTAGTTTTGCATCCGTGTCCGTTAGTGCAAATTTAGCTAATGTCCATAGTCCATCTGTTACAGTATCACTGAACCCTGTAATTCGGTTAGATACTTGTGATAGGCTTCTACCTACATCCATAGCACCTTTATTAGGCGATACAATTGCACTGCCTACATCATATAGTTTTTCAACGATTGATGCGGCCATTACTGTATTCCCTTTATTGAATACCTTTTCACCTAGAATGTACTTCATCGCCATATTGGATATATCACGCACAATAGGTACACCAATAGTAGCTTGTGATACCAATTCTTCCCCAAATGATTTCGCCAAATCTTCTGGGCTATCATCATCTCCATTTGTCATAGCTTTGTACACCATCATGCCTAGTGCTTGTGCGGTCAAAGTCCACCATAGCATACGCACGAATTGTCCATAGTTGCCTTGGTCTTTCCGTGCATAATTACCCTCAGCGATGATATTGTACAAAGTATTAGCGTATGAATAGAATGGTACAAATAGTTGGGTGAGTGCATTTCTTGAACGTTGGATGCCTGCACTGTCTTTTGTATCGCCGCTACCGAATATATCTCTTACGGCTCTATCGCCAGCACTAATAGCTTCCTGTTCTACAAATTCTGCCGTTACTCCCTCAACACTTTGTAATTCTAGTACTTTCTTATCGTAGGCAAATTTCCATATAGGAATAGACAATGCGAAATCAGTTTCTGTTAACAGTCTAAATCCCATTTGGTTAATATCATCACGGATATTAGCTAATTGTTCAGCCTTATAACCACCAACATTTGTATCACCTATGCGTAAGCCTTTACCCTCAATGGATAAACCTTGTTTCAAATCCTTATCTAGGGTTTGAACACGTTCCCTCATAAAGATTGATTGACCTAAAACAAAATCACGTGTTGCGTTGTACTTAGCTGTACCTACACCATAGAACCCCATACCAGCATCACTAATTGCTTTGAGTGTATTCCCTACACCTATACGATACATAGCAACAGGAATGTTCAACGCATTTTGTAATGCCACCGATACACGGCCAGCCATAACTGCGGTAGAGGTATTTTTCTTGAGTGTCATAACCAATCTACCCCATGCATCAAGTTTCGCTGCTTCATCTTTCCAATTATCCCTAACCCATGTACGCAAGAATTGGTAGGTTTCCATTCCGAATTTATCAACGATGTACTCTTGGAAACGACTATTGCCTACTAGCTTATTTACATCCGTTACGGCTTTACGCATGGTAACGTGATTAATGGCCTCTGTAATCGCATTAGGGATAACATCAAAATCAAGCATCAAGGACTTGCCTTTGACTACATCCAAACGTGATTTAGTAGCGCCCATACCAGTACCAAAGATTGCGTTACTAGCAATCATCGTTTTAGCAATATCCTCTGTTTCAAAGTCAGATACTTTAGCACTTACTTTAGGATTGTACACAATAGGGAAATATTGACCTTGTATTTCTCTACCACCAATTGTAAATGTAATCCCTTTTTCTTTCTTTAAAGGGTTTCCGTAAAGTTCCTCTTGAACCTTGCTACGCTCTTCATAGAATGAATTGATATGTTCCCATGTGCGGATAACAAATTCCCAATCCTTATCCGTCATGTATTCTTGAAACGCTCGTTCCATTTCTACTTCATTACTTTGGATAGTTTCCAATGCACGTTGTCTATTCTTTTCTGTTCCCCAGTTTAATGCAAGCATGATGATTTGTTCTTTGGTAACGTTGCGTAATTCACCTACGTTATATAGATGATCATTGCGAACATCAAAGAGTTGTTTCTTGGAATATACTGCACTTACATCTTTTGCTAATCTACGCATCGCAATTTCTTTGTACTCGTTGAATTTCTGAGTAGCTTTAGATATTGGTTCATAGATATATCTAACTGCAGGGCCATTCTTTCCGCCATCCAATCTGCGTAAAAATGTTTCAGCTTTTAACAATGATAAGTTAAAGTTATTCAATGTGTTAGACAATGCATCTGCACGGCTGCGGTTGTTTAACTCATTGAATACGTTGGCCGTATCTAATCCAAATGTTTCACTAGCGGTTACTATAATTTGATGTACTGCATCTTCAAACGATACATTGTTTCCGTATTCATCGATTAGCGTACTTCCCTCATATTGAGTTCTACCGCTTTTGTACATCCCTGTCATGAGTTCCTCTAATTGTTCTAGTTCGCTCATTTTAAGAGTACTAAATACCCTAGGTGATGTAGCATCGAACATTTCATATATCCATGGTTCGAGTTGTACAGTCGCTTCCTTATCCCCCATAATATCAGCATCTGCATCGAGTGCTTTAATCACGGCCATCATGTCAAACCCATTAACAGGTTGCAAGCCATCGTACTTAGTCAATCCCATTTGATATGCCATGTGTGTATAGAAATAACGCATATTAGGTTCAATCATGATAGGGTTTTGACTACGTGTCATGCGGTTTAATTGGTCTAGTAATTTAACACGCAATTTCTTAATAGCTTTTGAATTTTCAAACGCTACTCTTGCTCTTGCTTGGTTTAGCATTTGAGATTGTTTAGCACGTAATGCTTCATCTACCTTGCCGGTAGCCAATGCACTATCAGCTTTTTTGCCATCTCGTACGGCTTGATTTTGGTATTTCTTATACTGGCTAGCTTGAGATAAGGTCAAATCACCTAATTCTCTTTTAGCACGTTCCATGTATTTAGGAATTGTACCAAATCCACCATCACGAATTGCACGAACCGCATCAATACGTTCTTGCAACGTATCCATTAGCTTTTCAATTCGTTCTTCCTTAGATAATACTTTATTATCCATGCGTTCTTGCATACGATCTTGTAAGCGTTCTTTTTGTTCTAGTACTTTATCTAATCGATTTGTAATTGCCGTTAAGCGTTTAGATAATTCGTTGTTTTTATCTTTTAAATCAAACTCACGCTCTTTAGCCTGTGCTTTGATTTGCTCTTGTTGCGCTTTTAGGTTATCGATTTCATCATTGGCTTTATCTAATTCTTTTGAAACACTTCCTAACTCTTTATCAACTTTTGCTTTGTCCTTTCGTAGCAATTGTTCTTTAGTTAGTTCTTGCTCAATCGGTGCTAGTTCTGCATCTAGGTTTTCACTATTTACATCTAGCTTTTGCAACTTATCCAATAATACCCAGTTTTTAGCTAGTTCCTTATTGGTATGTGCTTTAATCAAACGTGCCTCTTCTTGTGTGAGTTCCATTTGACCTTGATTAGATAGCAACATTTCTTCGGCTATTTCTTGATTGGATTTGCCTGCATTTGGATCATTAATAAACTCATTTCTAGCGCTTTCCATTTCCTGTGCTACTGCTTCATCGTAAGTACTGCCAGCTTCCTCACGTTCCGCCTTTTCTAATCCATCAATAGTTTGGTACTGTGTATCTTTCAACGCATCAGCACCAAACACCATATATCGTTGGTGTTCTTTATAGATAGGAAAATCTTCAACTAATCGTTTTTCGATTTCAGCTTGCACATCGTCTTTCACTTCTTCCCATTCTTTAATAGGTCGATTGTCTAACTCTTTCATGTACTTACGCATCACACGTTCTTTTACTTTTTCTTTAATGTCGGCAATGTACCATTGCACTCGTGCCTGTTCGCTTTCGCTTAACTGCTGATACAATTTTGTATTCTCAAATTGTTCTAATGCTTGCTCATGTGCGTAGTTTTCAATGTCATCTTGCGTAGCTATCATACGTGCCATTATATCCTTAATGTCAGATGGTACTTCACCGCCTAAACGTTGTACACTACGATAAATACGAGTTAGCCATTTAGAGAATTGACGGAATACACGTTGTAGTCCTTTTGTTGGTGCTTCACCACTGCGTAAGTAGCTTTCCCAGCCTCGTGCGAATTTCTCGTGTGCTTTGGTGTTATCTACGTTTTCACCATCAACCCAACCGCTCCACTCTTTGAGTGTGTTCCAATCATCAAGTAATTGTTTAGGTGCATCGTCCATTGATGCCAGTTTTTGAATATCATCAAAGAATACATGGCCCATTTCGTGTAAGAATGTGCTTCTATCTGCGGTTTTGAAAATGCTGATAATGCGTTCACCATCGCTCATGATTTCAGTCATGCCGTTTACAGATTGATTGTACTTTTCGATAACTTTGATTGCTTTATCATCGAACACTACATAGCATCGTCCGTCTCGGTTGCCATCGTAGTAGATGCCTTTTATACCGATACTATTTAAAAATTCACTAGCATTTTTAGCGTTTTTCACGTTATGAAAATTAAAATGTTCATCATTACTAAGTGCATGAGATAAAAACGAATACAATTGTTTGCCATCAATATTTGTTTTTTCTAATGCACCATATACATCAGTCTTTACATTCGAGATAGCTTTTTCTTCACGTTCTCGTTCTAACTGTTTTTCTTTCTCGTATTGTGGATATAGATCATATCTAAACTTTTTATACACGGTTTCCAATAAATCTTCATTACCAGCTATGGTATCAATATTTTCATCTATACCTACTGACTTCAAAAATCTATCAACATTTCTTTTTTGAATTTTATTGATGTCATTTATTGTTTTATTTCTGTTGTGTAATTCAGATATTATGTACCCTACATCCATAAAGTGTGTGTATTTATTTGTCCATTCATCACCAATAATAGCCCCTTTGTGATATTTAATTAATAGACTTGTAAAACGTTCCAGTTGTTCTTCTGACATTTTATGTAATCCGTTTTTCAAGCTATCTCTTACATATCGACTATATCCAGAAATAGGATATTGCTCTGGTAACAATTCTGTTTCATTTGGTATTTCTACTTTAAAAATGGACTTCCATTCTTGCTTAGTAAATTTACTTTCTTTTAATAACTTAATTGCTTCTACAGCTCTTTTGGTTTGTGATATAACAAATTGAGTATTTTTCCCTTTCTTTGAGTCTATAAATTTATGTAAACTTTTAATTGCCTTATCGTTACTCCCTACTTCCGCAATTTCAGTAAGAGCCATAGACAAAGGGCTTTCATCGCTTATAACATTTCCTGTTTTCTCATCATACCATTCTGCATCTTCATTTATTTTATACTTTGTTTTATCTGTAACAATCTCTATGCTATTTGCACCTAATATATCCCTATAATTTTCTGCTATCTTCTTATCTTTAGCAAAATACAATCCCCAACCATGTGCTTGATTACCCTCACCAGTACCAATAGCACCTAAATCAAATTCATCAAAGTCATGTGGCGAACCATGCCATGCGGATTGATAGTACTGATAATTATGTTTCTTTCGGAGCTTGTCTAAATCTTTTTCATTTGGTATACTATTGTTAAATATAAACTGTTTAGTACCTAGTTGGGCGATTTGTTGCCTGTTGCTGGTTACTAAGCGGTTTATTTTTTTTGTGTTCCAATAAACCAAATTGCCATTGTTCAACTGATTTATGTACCAATTAGCATTACGTCTCGGAGTTATTGTTTTAATCTTATTAGCTTGCCATGTTTTTTTACGTCCATTAAATACTGTTGTATTTTTAATCACAACTTGAATATTCTCGCCACTAGCATTAATTCCCTGTTTATTATTAGCGTATGCATCCAATACCACAACGTATTCATTAGGAATGACTTGTTTAGTTACTGGATCATAATTCTTAAAAATAGCAATAGGATTAGCGATTTTTTTTGGTAACTGCTTTAATACTTCAGAATCCATTTGCCCTACATGTTTCCCATTTAATGCTTTTTTTATTACGCTTGGATTAATATCGATTTCACCAACAGCGTTTATAAGCTGTAATACCATAGGGCTATCCATGAGTTTTACACTCCCAGTAATTGGTTGTCCATTTAAATGATTATCAATTACTTTACTCCACGCTTCTATGTCATTATTCATTATTTGTTGCATTTGCAATTGTTGTGCATAACCATCTTCACCATTGAAGATAGCATCCATGTTTATTCGCACACTATCACGGAAATAATCCATAGCGGTATAACCACCACGGCCCATTTGTCGCATATATTGTGCCATTACATCAGCATGTTGTGCCATTAACAACGCATTAGCTTTTGCCGTTTCACGTTGTTTTCTATCGGTGCTTTCGCCAATTGCTTTAACTACTTTGTTGTATACTTCATAGCCACTCTTGGATAATTGCATCCGTAACGCTATATCGTTATCCGCTAATGTGAAAATCTTATCGTGCAATCTCTCAAGGCTTTCAATTTGTTGTAGCGTATGCTCCATATCAGCATGATGGATATTGCTTTGGTTAAGTGCTTCCGTATTATCAGCGAATGCAGTTTGTGCTTTCGCTACGCTAGAATGGTACGCTGCCCGTCTACGTTCTGCATTCGTGCGTGGTGCTTTACCGCCACTATTAGACTTGTAATCAGTCAACCATTGTGGCTCTACACCGCTTGCCGTAGCTTCTTTAATGTCATTATCCATGTTGTCAAAGTCGCTTGCGTAGGTTTCACGATACTCTTGCACTAGGTTTTTGTACAGGTTGTTGTATGCTTGTTTAACCTGCGTAGGGTTAGCAAATACTTGGTCTAGTACTTCACGATCTACATCGCTTGCATCTTCAAATTCATCACGAATAATACTTTCCTTAACTCGTGCTGCCTTTTTCTCTGTCGCATCCACTAGGTTTTTATTAAAGGTTTCCACTTCCGCTTTTGCACGTTCAAGGGTTTTCATAGACATACCGCCACGAGTAAAGTATGTACTTTCTTCTAGTGCTTTTACAGTTTCTTCCGTCAAGCCACCGCTTAATTGTGCATATCTTCCGATTGGTACAGGAATATCTGCATCCGCCTCTATGCTTTTGGATACTTCTTCTTGCGTTACCAAACCACTATCAATCATATTCTTAATAGCTAATTGCCCCTCTTCAGTTTCCGCCATTTCATTGACATTCACATATGCAGTAGATACACCTACATTATCGCCCTGTGCTTGTACAATTTTTCCGTACAACTCAGGGTTTTCTTTTGCCATTTTGTTTGATGCTGCATCTTGTTTTAATGCTTGCATAATAGCAGTACCATTTCTGTTTTGCTCGGCCATGATTGCGTGTTGTTGCTCTTCTGGTGTTAGCTTTTGAAATTCATGGAACGCTTTCATAGTGTGAATACCACTCACACCGCCACCAATTGCACCTAAACCGATTACAGCTGGTAATGCTTGTAGCATTGCACCACCTGCACCTACCGCCATATCACCTATGGAATATGCTCCCTCTGGGTCATTAGCATTGCGGTATAGGTTATGTTGGAATTTTTCGTTGATGTCTTGCAATCCCTCTTCGACTAATTCAGAACCGCCAGCTTTAATATTGGCTTTCATCATTTGTGCAACTGTTGTGCCAATACCACGGCTAAATGTTTGTGCTGCATCACTTGTAGCGTTTTGTATGGCTTTTGCCATTGTGGATTTAGGTGCAACAGATGATAAGGCTTTACCGAATATTTTAAATGATGCAAATTCTATACCTGCATCAACTGCAGCAAATGACATTGCATATTTTCTAGCTTCATCATCTGTATATACTCTGTTACCTTGCGCATCTCGTTTATTGATAAGTTCAATGTATTTCGTACCAAATGACATTTGATACATCTGCTCACCCATACCAACTTGAATACCTGTGCTTAAACCAGTTATTGCACCCGGAATAGCGCCCTCACCGCCAGCTAATGCGGTAGCTGCCGCACCTGCTGCTGCACCTAGCGCCATACCCTCAGCTGCACGATTAGAACCCATAATGGCTTGTGCTGCCATCATATACCCTTGACTAGCAGTAGCACCTACTACTTGTTGTAACACATCTGTTCCATCTGTTTGTCTGTATTGCTTTAGGTTCGATTGCAAGCGCTCCATCTCTTTTGTTAAATCTTCGATTTCAGATTTATCAGTAGTTTGAGATAGCTTCCAACCAACTTGCCCTAATTTAATCTGATCATTCATCGACCAAATACCTTGTTGCACCGCATCAAACACACCTCGTGTATTATTTACAGCCTCAAGGTTTTGTAAAGTAGTAATGGCTTCTGCTGAGTTTTTATAATTAACCTTTTCAAGTTCCGGATACATTTCACGCACTTCTTGAATAGTTCTACCACGTTCAATTTGTGCTGCAGCTGCTTCTGCTCGTCTGATCCCCTCTTGACCACTAGCCATGATAAGGTCAGCACTAATACCTAGTTTTTCACCACTATCAATTGCTGATTGCGCCCAATCTGCTTTATTCCATAAATAGATTTGTTCCGCACGATGCATTGCCGGTTGTAATATTTCACTAGCTTTATTTACAAAATTTTCGCTTTGTTGCGGTGTAACATCAGTTTGTGCCAATGCATTCATTGCATCCGTATCGACTGTTGCCGTGCTAGGGTCTTTTGTTACCCATGCACCTACACTATTTGCCGCACTACCGATAGCTTTACCATATGAATTATCTGTTGTTTCTTGTTGTACTGCACCATCAAACGTAGTATGCGCCTTTGATTTTATCGCAAATGTTCCGTTTGTCGCTTGTTCCGGTGTAATTATATAATCACTCATTATTGTCCTAACCTTTCAGCTAATTCTTCCGGTGTTATCGTGTGTTCTTGACCGCTACTATCTTTATATACATAATATGGCTCACCATCATCACCGGTAGTATTGTATAAGCCGTACATACCATTAGCGGCTAATTGTGCATTAGTATATGTAACGGCTGCACCTTTACCACCAAATAAATTAGACATTCTACCTGCGCCCCAGAATTCGCCTGTTTTTGTCGATGCAATAGCTTGTTGAGATACTGCATCTGCTCCCCATTCGGCCATTTGTGCAGGTGATGGGTCAGTGCCATATTTATTTCTGTATTCTTGTACTTTAGGATATACTGCAGTTGCTACACCTTGATATTCAACCCCATCAATCTTTCTGCCTGCTATACTTTCGATTGTGCTTTTCATACCTTTCATATTAGGTGCAAAATCGCCAGTACCATTAGTATATGATGCGTAATAATCATCAATTTGTTTCAATTGAACAGGTGTGAAATACACTCCCATTTCACCAAGAAAATTTGTTAATTCGCCTTGCGATTTGAATTGTCCATTAGCAATTGCTGCTTTAACACCTAACACATTGTTTTCTTTAGCTTTCATTGCGTTTTGTGCCGCTTTATTAACGCTCAATTGCATTCTATTTAGATTATCCTGTTCTGCTCTTGCATACTCAGAATGTGTTGCTGCGTAGTCTTGTTTTACTTTCAACACATCAGCTTCTGTACCACCATTAGCTACAACTGCTGCCACTTTTTCTGCTACTTCTGCACGTTGGTTTTCAACTGTTTGTGCTTCTTTTCTACGTAGGTTTTGAATACGTGTAGCTACATTACGTTGAATTAATTCTTTACGTTGTTGCGCTTGTGCAGCCGTTTCTTCCTGTGGTTGTCCACCATTAAACAGTCTAGCTTTAACATCTTGCATATATTGTCTAATACTAGGTTCATCACCATTGCCCTGTGGTGCATCCCACGAGTAATGGTTGCCATTCCCATCAATCGCATCCGGTGCGCCATCTTTCCAACGTTGCCCGTTTGCAGGGCCAGCATACCATGCAACGATTGCACCCTCTACACCATATTTCTGTGCATATTCACCAAGTTTAAATGCAGCTACTTTCTTTTGCGCTTCTGGGTCTGACATATCAGCACCCGGTATACCTGCTTGTGCGCTCCACTCTGGCCAGTTATCCGGTAAGATTTGGAACAAACCATATGCGCCTGTACGTGCATTCACCGCACCAGCATCTCCACCGCTTTCTTGCCCCATGACCGCTGCCTTTAGGTTTTCGACTGTTGGCTCACCCATGGCACCTGCAACTTTACCAAACCCTTTATCAAAAAGCGCTTTAGTAACTTTATCAAGCAAGTTAGGATCATGAGGGTCAAATTGTCCGATTGCTTCATCAATTGCTGCATCATCAGATGTAGCCAATACAACAGATGCTTTCTTAACCTTTTGTCTGTATCCCATAATTTTATCTTCATCAATTAATCCGGATGATGCAGCTGCATTAATCATTTTATTTGCACCATCTAAATCATCATCAGCTATTTTCTTTTCAATCATGGTAACTGCGGTATTCTGTTGTGCTTTTTTAACTTGTACATCTATTGTGTTTTCATCATACCCTAGATTGGTTAATTGCGCTTTGATGCTACCGCTCAATTGATGCATAGTCTGTTCAAATGCATCTGGGCTACCATTTACAACACCATTGTTAGCGATGCTTCGTACGTTTAAATCTAGTGCTTTCAACGCACTATCCTCGTACTGACCTCTAACATATTTATTGATATTGTTGATAGTATTTGTCTTGTCAGTATCTACAATTTTGTTGAATGCATTAATACTATCCTTTAACTTGAAATTGTACTTATCAGCGATTTGTTTATTCAATTCCTGTACTTTGAGTTGATAATCAACAGGGATGCTCAATGCATTTTCGCCTTTTCTATTCATAGCGCCATCATCCGGGTTATACATCCAATCATTCATAGCAGCGTTAAATTCGTTTGTAGCATTAACAACATCTGTCATTTCTTTTTGCTTTTGAATTTGTAACATTGTATTTCCCAAATCACCAACCGCTTTTGAAAGGTTGCTCAATCCTTGTTGGTCTACACCATATGCAGCAGCACTAGCAGTATTGGCAACATTACCATTAACTGTATTTAGTTTTTGTTCCCCCTCATAACTAACTAGCTTCATCTGTATCTCCTAACCTTACGAACAGTTACAATAGATCCCGGCCCTACACCTTGTTGCATTCTTAGGTCATCACCATTTTTCAAACCACTGATAGCATCGTAATCGGTATCGCCGCCATATACAGTTTGGTATTTAGTTTTACCGACTTTACCACCACCTGCATATTGTTGTTTTAAACCATACATACTAGATGCACCACTCAAGATAGTTCCAAGCATTTGCAATCGCCCTTGCGTTTTCGCATTGGATGCAGCCGCTCTTGCACTACTAGCTTCATTGCGGTAATTAACCCCATTAAGATATTCATTGTAGATACTGTTATTCTTGTTGGTTTCCCAATTATTAATATCCTTGTTGTATTCATCGTAGCTACTAGCCATTAATTGTAATGGTGTACCACTCATGGATAGCCCTGTAGCGCCTGCTTCTGCCGTATTCTGACCTGCAATCAACCGCATTTTATTGTCCATCTTATCTCGCTCTTGTAGCGCTTGATTGGCAATATCCTGTTGCTTCCTATCAGATATACGTGCATTAGCTTCCGCTGCTTGTGCTTGTGCGTTATACATTGCAGTTTGTGCCTTAGTTTGTTGATGTTGACCCCATAATGTAGTAACCAATTGACCTGCCATCAATGCAATAGGATTACACATTCGCATCCCCCTTTCTCAATGTAAATAGTTCCATTCCGTTATGTGTTATATCAGAATGAATAACCGCCCCTAGTGATGTAAGCCATCGCTTCGAGCGGTTATTTTTCTTATGTATGAAATTGAATAAACATTCATGAGTGGATAACCACTCTTTTATGATTGCGTTACTTCGCTTTAGAAATTCTTTTTGCAATTTCAAATTCGTATCCAGTATCTTATTCCCCAAGAAATAAATACAGTACATTCCGTTGATTGGCTTTTTTGAAATACCATATACGGCTATTGGTACATCATTCTCAATTACAATGTGGTTTTCGTAATCATCACTGCATATATCTCTCACAAAATCATTTTTTCCATAATTCGGAAAATTTCGGTTCGCTATATTGACCTCTAAGGTGTCTATGGCTCGTAAGTTGATATATAAGTCATGAATTAATGAATTGTGCCTTACAGGGCAAATCTCAAAGTCCTGTAACATTTGGAAAACCACCACCTATTTCTATTTCTCTTGTAACGCTTAAAAGGTTAAATGGATAAGGTTTTTCATGCAAGATACATACAGATGCATCGGTTGAGTATACTCCATCGAATTTTGGCAATATACATACCTTATCGCCACTATATAATTTGAGTGGCGGTAATGAAATATCATCCATATGGTTGAAGTTTCTTCCGATTTTGCCACCGAATGAATTTAAGATATTCATCGATAATCTACTCATCGTTAATTGTCGGCCTTGTAACGTGCCATCTTGTATTTGCATTTCGATGCTCGGAATACGTAATCGTGTAGTGTAGTTAATACCAACGGCCACGCTTTGTGCCTTACCATCGATATTAATAATTGCCGTAGGTGGTACTTCCTTAATTGGCCGTTCCCTACCATTTACAACGATTTGCACATCCTCACCAATCAGATGAGGTACTGTGATAGTGCTGATATTCTCTGTACTTGTTTGTCTAACGTAACAATCCATGTACACGTTGTTATTATCAGCGTTATACATCGGCTCAAATCGTTCTATGCACATCACTGTACCGCTTTTGAAATCACGCTCAACAATTACATACAAACTGTCTTGTTCGCCCTCAGCTACACTCTCAGCATATTTGTATTTGCCTTTAGTGGTGAAATGCGACCATGCATACACCTTTTGCTCAGGAATGTAAGTTAGACAATCGATATTGCCATCATCGGTAACGTAATAAACGATACTATCTGGATCTTGTGCATAAGCACTTGTAATGAAGTTACGATACTTTGTCAGATGTTTAACGAATAGAGTTAAGTCGGCCCCTGTGTAGTTATCGCTTTCATACGAGTAACCTAAATCACGCACTACGCACCCTCTAGCTTGCACATATACACATCTATTCCCTATGTATTGTGGCTCACATTCAGATGCACCACGTTGTGTTTGTGTACGCAAATTGCAGTTAGTAGGTGTGATAGTTTTAGAACCATCTATAATCCATTCGTTACCACTGGTTAAAATCAATAAGTCATTAGCAGGTATCAAGTGTCTAATGTCATACATTTTGCGATTAATAACAGGTAGTGTGATTGCACTATCATCTGTAATGGTACCGCCTACCTTTTCTACACCAAAGTTTGAATAATCGCCTGTGCGACTAAACCATATGTAGTTAGGGTATTGAGTACTAGATGCTAGGATAAATCTATCTTGGTAAAACGTACATACACGAGGATAACCAAGGCCTTTTCCCCATTGTCCAAATCTGAATTTAGAGGTGGCTTCGTTATCTACAACGCTATTCAATACATTGACTTTAACGTGCTTACTATCAACAAATTCTTTGATTTCAACTACACCATAATTAGAATGTGGCAAGAATGATAGGTCTACATTAACGCTACCACCTTTCAAATCAGATACAACTTTCAATTTAGCACTAGGTGTAACCTTGCCTGTGTCGGTTACGTTGTAGTCATTGTTGGATGTATATACCCTGTAATCTTTCCATGTAGTGCCGTTATCATTGCTGATTTGGATTTTAACAGTACCATTCCAAGTGCCATGTGATGTGAATTTCCACGATAAATCCTCATCACTACTGAATTGTTCTACATCATAATTGATGTTGTTGTATTTATTTTCAGCCATAAGAATACGTTCATCATCACCATCATAACTGCCTTTTATCACTTTTCCTATTTCACTTGTTATAATCGCTTTTACATAATGTTCAATCTGCATTACAGAATGAACCATATCAGCGTTGAATATATCTTTTGTGGCGGTTAAGGTATCGCCATTTAAGATTACAGTACTTTCTTTGTCTATGTTAACTTCGCCGTATGGTTGCTCTGACAACTTATATGTATCAAATCGCCAGTCCGTATTGCTATATCGTGATAGCGTTTTTACAGGATATTTACCACTACAAATGAACATTACATCACCACTTTGGATGCAGTTCAATTTATCGACTACATCACTTTCAAATGGTGTTTCTAGTTCTATACCTGTATAGATACCATTCCGCCATACTCGGATATACTGCTCACCAATCTCAAGTAGGAATGATTTATTCTTTTCAGCCGTAAATTCGAATAGCCGTGTAGACTTATCATTGTTTTTGACTTGCCCTATATACTCTGACCCCTGCCGTCTAGCCACCGCCCCGTAAGGTCTAATGACTGCATTTTCTGCTAATAGCAACGCACTTTTAAACTGATCTAAGTCAAACCGCCTAGATACATCAGGCGAAATCTCACCTGTTGTAAATGCAAGTTGTGATATATACATTGGTTTCATGATTACCAACTCCTTGCTTTTACATAGTTAGAAATATATGGCATATCTTGCCTACGTTCTTTAGCACTCAAACTCTTGGCTTCTTGCGTTGCTGCTTGATAGAGTTTATAGCATTGGTCGAATAATCCACTGTTGCCAGTTAATGGCATGGCTAATTCAGAACCCATTTTAGACTTTAACGCTTGGATAAATACAGGACTGAATACATCTATATCTTGCACATCATATACGTAATCAATGTACGCAAGCGGTACATCGCTCACGATATATTTTGTGTTATCGTCAAATGTAAATACATCATATTCTTTTTGCCTATCCGTTCTAAATCGTTCCCCTTTAGGAATAACCCCAAGGATGCGGATACACTTTTCAGGATACGCATAAACAAATTCATAGCCAGCTAACTTATGTTCAGATAACACGCACTCTTCACGCTTTCGTGCAAAATTCCATTCGTATTGAGATAGTAGCATCTTGCGTGTCGCATCGTAATGCAATCTGCACTGTCTAGCCGTTTCTGTTTCTTCATCAAGGCCGTATATCCTACCGCCATTGATAAGACTAAGAGCCATATTACAAATATCAGTAGGTGTCATATTGCCCCCTTTTTATAGTGAAAAAGAGGGATGCATAAGCACCCCTCATTCTATTATTCTGCAGTTTCTTCCGTTTTCTTGCCTTTAGATTTAGTCTTTGGCTTATCTTCGCCATCTTCGGTTTCTTCTGCGCCTACAGCTTCAAACAAATCATTGAAGTAATCTTTATCGTATTCAGCTACTTCTTCTTTTGTAAGTTCTACTGTTTGTCCTTCTTTAATTAAACCCTTTGTATTGTGATACAAAGTTACTTTTGCAATGTATTCCATGTTACCCCCTATTTGCTAGTGATACCACTAGTTAAGAATACAGAAATTGTGCCAGCCGTCGCATTGTTGACATTAGCACGTGTATAACGTTTAACACCATTTGCCAAGCGCACTTTATATTCGTACCCAGCTGGTGCATTGGCTGGTAATGTAATACCATGCAACAATACTGGGTTAGCGATGTTTTCTGTATCAGATGTGTACACATTAATCAATGCAGTACCTGTTAATGCTTTGTCTACACGAACCACTAACCATAAGTTAGGGTCAGCATCACCGCTAGTTACTACAACATCGGAGCTGACATTGCCAGATAATTCACGTTTCCAATGGAATGTATTTAAAGTATCGATAATCATGTATTTTCTCCTCTCTACTATGCAGTAACACGTGCTTCTGTGGAAAGCAATGCATCAATTTTACGAACAGGAATACCATTCGCACGAGTAACCAATTTACCCATTTCCATATCTTCTGTGATAGTAGAACCATGTACTTTGTTCTTTTGCAAGCGTAAGAATGTACGCAATTCTTGGTTCATATACCATACTGGTCTACATCCAGTTAAGCTATGCATTTTTTCTTCTGCACGGATCATTAAGTTAATCAAGTTAGGGCCTGCGGAAATATCTTCTTTGATAGATTTCATATCGATATTAGCGATACGTACTACATATCTCCAATCACGCACGGATAAACCGATGTTTTGTTTGAAATGAGTACGATAACCTTGGAACATAGAACCATCAGCTTTAGTTACTGTAACTTCGCCCAAATCTTCTTGTTCTAAACCGCCTTGACTGCCACGTGGATAAATACCATGTACAGTAAGAGGGCCCCAACCTACGAGCCACATAGAGGCAAGGTTAGCAGTACCGCCTGCATCAATAATGTTCTTAGCACAATCAGCTTTTTTAGTGTCTAATGTATTAAAACGTGCGGATAAGCCAATGAATTTTTCTGGTGTAGTTTCATCACCATAGAAAAGTGTACGTGCGATTTCTTGACCCATGCTTTCAACAAACGCGCTATCTTCTGTTGCACGGAACGCTACAGGGTCATTAGAAAGTTTAACCAAGTCTTTATCCACTTCGGAATATGCTTCCAACATACCACAAGTATCAGTGATTTGTTTTGTAGTGGATTTAGATGGTTGTACACCACCATACAACATGCGCCATGTTGTGGATGGTAATCCAGTACGTACAGTTGTTTTGTTAGATGTGCCATCATTACATTCAATCATTGTCATGTCTTGAATGATTTCGTTTGTTTGGTTCAATTGCTCAATGATTTGTGCAATTTTACCATTTGGATCCATACGAGTTTGTAAATCCAATAATGTAGGATTGTTAGTTCCAATTGTAGCCATTAATTAATCTCCTTTAATCTTTAAACATGGACGGATACATATTCCGTCTAATAGCTTCGTCAGATTGATTATTTGCAGGTCTGTTGTTCCCTGCGTTACTATCTTCACTTGCCATACCAGCAATATGTGCGAATAGTTGAATTACTTCTACACGATTACCCAAGCCATTTTCTGCTAGGATTTCACGGATATTAGGAATTGTCTTTTCTACTGCTTCAACACCTGCGGCCGCTTGGCTAACAGTAGTATCGAATTTGCTCCCTAATACCTCACGAGCGTTATCTGCATAACCTTTATATTGTGCATTGAGTGCTTCTTGCTTTTGGTTTTCGTAAGCTGTTACAAGGTTAGTTGCATATTGATTGCCAAACTTAGCCATCTGTAACGCTTGCTCTTGCGTTGCACCTACACCATTAAGCATTTTTGAAAACTCATCTGCGATGGTTTGGTCAACTTCGCCACCATCAAATGCAGTTGAGAAATCATATACAGTAGGTTCTGCAGGTTGGTCGGTGTTAGTATCACCGCCACCGCCTAAAATCGTACTTTGTTGGTCTTGTGTGTTCGTGTCCTGTGGTGTACCACCATTTGCACTATCCGTGTTATTGTTTGTGCCTTGTTCTAAATTTTCATCCATGGTTATTCACCTTTCTTTAATTCGTTTTCTTCAAGCGTTTTAAAATACTTTTGCATCTGAATATTTTCTATTTGTGCTAGGTGGTATTTCTTAACACCCTCTATACCATCGCCAATCTTCCCCAAATCGTTTTGTAACAAAATAGCAACAGCCCTCATTCCCTCGTTAAAGAATGTTGTACTGTTGCCTGTGAATGATTGGCTATTCAGTTTTGCTCTGTCTAATATGCGATAAAAAAACCACCTACCAAGTTCAGTACTCAGTACGTGGTTTAGCGCTTCAATATCACGCTCTCGCATATAATCTCTTTTCTGCTTCATCTAGTACCCCATTCCCATTAACTGTTGCATAACAGGGTTTCCATCGTTCGCCGCATCGGTTGCTTGTTTAGCCGCACTAGCCATTTGAGGTGCTAATTGTGCTGCTTGTATCATTTGTGCTTGCTCCTCTTGTTCCGCTTGCGCCTGTTGTTGCTCTTGCATCTTAGCTTGATATTCGTCATTCGATACAATAACTTTTGCAGGTACACCGAGGTTAACACCATAATAATCCGCTGCTTCCTCAAAATTGAATTTTTGTAGAATGTTAGGATTGCCCTGTGCTAATGACATAAGGAACGCAAAATACTGTTCAATTGATGTTAATGAAGATACTTTCTGTGCCTGTGCCAATGGTGAAATGTATTCTATCTTCACATCTTGGCCGTTTAACTCTTCCGCTAATGCTTCATCGATTGGTGGAAATACACCTGCACGATCTAATATCGCATAGGTACGTTCGATAATCGGATTAAGAAATTCAGATAGTAGCCGTTCCACTACAGGCCCTAATTGTTGTAACTTCTCTTGCGTGCGTTCCATGACTTCCCTTGCCGTCATTTGTCCATTGTCCATATTGTCTAGCATAAGGAATAAGTCAGCACTATATGCACGCTTGATACTGTCTTTAACTTCGATGATTTGTTGCATAATCCAATCAAGATTGATACCTACGTTAAAGATAGGTTCAACTTTACCGCCTGTATCGACTTCGGTTATACCGCCTGGAAATAGTGATACACTACCAATCACATCGGATGTTACGGCCATAGGTGGCTTTACACCTAACTCAATAGCGGTTAGTCGGTCTAGTTCCAACTTTTGCAACATCATCGCATCAGATTGTGCGAACCATGCACTACCTTTACCATAACCATTTAGATCATGTGTGGTGTGCCGTGCAATCGGAATAGGCCATTCTTCATAACCACTATGTCGCAAGATTTCATCATCCCTACTCCCCTCAACCCAGTAAATAGAGGAGTAAGGCATGTTCTTGTTACCTAGTTTTCCGTTGCGGTCTTTGTTCTCGCATACCAGCCAACAAACAGTATATACAGTTGCATTACCCTTGCCGTCATCGTATGCATTTTTAATCTTTTCGGTACAGTTATCATATCCAAACTCTTCCACGAGTTGGTCGCAAGTCATGTTGTACTTCCGCCCAAACGTGTTAACCTCACCATTAGCATTGCATTCTAATGCGTAAGTACCGATTGGATACGATGTGAAACGTACACCGACTTTACCATCAGGCATGATTGACATAGGTGCTTGTCCGAATGGCAACTCCATATAGACTTGGTGAACCACATTGTAGAAATTGGATTTTGCAAACACTGCATACAATATTTCTTCACGTTCATCTAATACTTTCGCTACATCGCTATTCGCCGCCATATCCGTATTTTCCATGGTTAGCTTAAACCATTTACGGCTAGGCGGTGTCATTCCACTCATTACACCACTAGCGAATATTTGACAACTTTCCCATGCAATACCAGTAAGGATTTTATCGGTATACAATTTCGATTGGTCTTGTTCACCATCGAACACACCAAGGAATGGCAACTGATAATCTCTAATCATCTTCCATTTCTCAACGTACTTTTGACGATTTGTGAACATCTGATTGAATTTAGCTTTTATTTTCTTGTAGTCTTTTGGCTTAGTTACAGGCTTTTCTGTTGGTTGCCTAGCAAGGCTTGATAAGATAGTACTCATATTAACCGCCTAATGTTGTTTTGCCTGTTGCTTGATTTAACGCACTAGCTAAAATTGTACTATCATAACCAGTTTTCTTACGCTTTTTATCGGTGAACCATTGCTCATCCTTTTTTTGCGTCATGTCATCAGTCTGTGCGACTGGTGCAGGTGCTGGTGTAGTAACACTTGGTGTTTTAGCTTTCATACACATTCACATTCCCCCTTTACTCAAATGGATTGTACTTTGTATTTGCTACTCTTCTGTGATTGCCATTTACTTTTTTAGTGACCCTAAATGCAAAGGTCAAGGCTAATGCATCGCCTTTGTTCGGAGATGGTAAGCCACGCTCTTTCATATCCTTTTTGCTTTCAAGTTGGATACGGCCATTCTTATCAATGATCGCTTCAGGCCCTACGAGGTCATCATACAGTCCTTGCTCATTAGGAATCGAACCGCCCTCTTTTAGCCATTCTTTCATTTCGCCCCACATGTACGCACGCATGTTGAGATACATATTGTTAGGACTAGCACCACCAAAGGCAACTAACCGCCATTTTCTACCCATTGACTTTCCGATACTGTAAATACCAGTGCCGTACCCTTGGTCTATGAACACTGCATCGGCTTTATATTCATCCTCAAATTGGGCAATGAGGTTAGCCATTCGCATATCATCGTCATTCTTTTCAATCGTTGCCAAGCATTTCATGGAATAACCATTACGCATCACGATTTCTAATGTATCGCCACCAGTCCATGCAGGGTCTACACCTATGATTACAGGTAGGTTGTTAAACTCACCTACTCTGTACATTCGCTTTTGTGCTTCATCAACGATTGATGCGGATATAAATTGTGTATCAGATGCACTAGGAAATATCCCTCTTACACGCACTTTTACAAAGTCGCTATCCTCGCCATGAATATCTACCCATTCTTGCAACTTCGCTTTGTTTGAGATTTTAACAGTACGGCTATCTATCTGGTAGGTAGTCCAATAGGCTCGGTGCTTTCTGAAACATTCTCTAAACCTACCACTATTACGTGTAGGGTTTCCAAACACGCACCATATAATCTCGGTTTCCTTATCTGTTAATGCACCCTCTGTTACTTCCCAAATCTTATCGGAAATAGCGGATGCTTCATCAAATATGATAAGTATTCTGTTACCTTGATTGTGCAAGCCTGCAAATGCTTCTGGATTACTTTCACTCCATGGAATAGCATCTATCCGCCATGTTTTCTCATACTGCTTATCAGCACTAAACAATGCGGTTGCCGTGTAGGTAAATAGTTCCTTGCCTATGAATAGGTTGTACCACTTGTTTAACTCAGCCCAAGTCTTAGACTTTAACTGTGTATCAGTATTAGCAGTAACTACCCCTCTCGTATTCTCATGTGTAGCAATAGCAAATAGAATTAAAATCGATGAAAACGCTGACTTACCAATACCATGACCTGATGCAACGGCTATTTGTATTGCTTTCGCCAACGATTTGCCCTTGCGTAGTTCTTCACCTATTCTCTTGAAAGTCTTAACTTGCCATTCATCAGGACCATCAAAGTTTTCTAAAGGTGTACCTTTTTCACCCCAAGGGAATGCGAAATAAACAAAGCCTAATGGATCATGCGTAAACGAACCCAACGCATCAATCAGTTGTGCCTTGTTGTACTTCATCAGATTTCACCCTTGCTTGTTTCATCCTATCGGATATATCAATCTCTATTTCTGCATCAAGTTTCACCTTATCGGTAAATAGCATGTGCCGTTTGCCCAACAACTCGGCTGCTTTGGTTCTATCTGCAATTGAGGTATCCAAACCAAATGCATCTTTTTCTTCGCCATTCATAACCTTTGTTAGGTACTCCAACACTTCATCAGCGGTTGCGATTGTGTTTTTACTACGCTTTTCCATTACATCATCTATGTATTTACGTACCTTTACTTTTCTTAATAGTTGACTTCCCTTGCTTGATGCACTTTTTTCTGCATATCCAGCCTTTATAGCGCTCTGTGTTGCATTGGTAGTCTTGATATACTCATCTGCAAATATACGTTCTTTTTCTGTTAAGGTGTTAGCATCTGCCATATATCAATCACCACCTTTA